AGGATTTAATCCGTCAGTAGACTTAACTGAAAGAGGCTCACAAGTAACAAATAGTCAAAGGCAGATATATACATACGAAGAAATAATGAGTGGAGTTACAGGAGCTACTGTTCTGGAAAAAGGTGCTCAAGGGCAATTTGCAGGAATAAGTAAATTAGCTACTACGATTAATGTAGGCGGTATAGAATATGATTCTTACAATTTAAAATGTATTGCATCCTTAACTCCTGAAGCCACAACTCATGTTGTTGCTATAGGCTCTATTGAGGTTGGAGCAGGTAATATATTTTTTACAAGTAATCGTTCCAATATTGAGGCTGTAGACTTCAATGGATTTGGAGGATATACAAATAATCCCCTAAACTTTGGAGCTATGGTTGATGATTCAACTGATATAGCAAGACCAAATTTAGGATTGTTTTATATTAACCAAGAAAATATCCCAACATTCCCAATAGAGTTTAATGCAATGTTCATCGTAGCAGCAGATGCTGCAAATTTTGAATGTGATGTTTATGTTGATATGGATTTTATTGCTCAAAAAAATACAACTGTAGAATTTACAATAGCTTAAAAAAATGGAAGATACACTAATAAAAGTAACAGACGAAAAAGAAACATTACTTAGACCAATAGAGGCAACCTACAAAGTAGAATATAAATATGAAGGGGAAGCAGAGGCAGAAGTAGTGTTGGAAGGAGATGTAAAAAGAGGAACAGTAATCAAAGATGAATTTCCTGTGGCTGATGCAACAAAAGATTTAGAGTATTCAGAGATTATAATTGACGTTAAAGAAGAGCCAGGCAATTTGGCTTATGCATCAAAGACTTCTAGATTTGCAGGCAGAGTACCTCCAAAGGGAACACCTGTGCCGCTTCCATTTAAAGGCAATATACCTAAGAATAAAGAAGAAAAGCAATTGGCAATGGCAGAAAAAAGAGCATCTCTTCTTGAAAGACTACAAAAAAGATTTCCTCCTAAAGAATCATAAATTATAAAAAAAACAAAAAATGGCATATACAAAATTAACAGCTAACAGAGCTGCTGTGGTAACCCCAAGTGATACCACTTTGATTCCTAGCCTGTCTAACCCAGAGGGAATAAATAATGGTTGCGCTTTATATATAGGGCTTCCAGGAAATGTAAGAGTTCAAACTGCTGGAGGTGATGATATAATATTTGTTGGGTGCTATGCAGGACAATTTTTTCCTGTAAACGTAATTCAAGTTTACGATACAGGAACAACAGCTGGAGAAATACGCGCATTATGGTAGAGAGTAATCAAACAAACAGTATGATGTTAGACCTTAATGTAGAGTATACACTTATAAAAGAATAATGACCTTGCAGGATATAAAAATTTATACGCTCAACTCATTGAGCTTAGTGGTGTCTTTCACACACGTTGAAATGGTTTTAAAATTAATTCTATTAACAGGTTCTATCGTGTATACGGCTCAAAGAATATGGATTAATTATAATGAAAAGAAAAATAAATAAAATAATTATTCATTGCTCAGCAACTCCACCTCACATGGATGTAGATGCAGAACGAGTAAATGAATGGCATTTAGAGAATGGGTGGTCAGGTATTGGCTACCATTTTTTTATTAAAAGAGATGGTCAGATAGAAATAGGAAGACCATTAGAAAAATCTGGCGCACACACAAAAGGCTACAACAAAACTTCTATAGGAATATGCTATGCTGGAGGAGTTGACGCAGACATGTGCCCTGAAGATAACAGAACAACAGAACAAAAATCTTCATTTTTAGTATTACTGTTATTGCTTAAAAATATTTTCCCCGAAGCCATTATACATGGCCATAGAGATTTCTCAAACAAGGCTTGTCCAAGCTTTGATGCAACTAATGAATATAAAAAGTTATGAAAAAAATAATAGACTGGTTTGGTGGAACTTTAATAAAAGACCTACTAGGAGGGCTAGATGAATTGTTTACATCTAAAGAAGAAAAAATAAAAGCAGAGAATGTAATTAAGCAAATTCTTATTCAAAAACAATTGGAGCTACAGAAAATGCAAACTGATATTATCTTAGCTGAAGCTAAAGGAAACTGGCTGCAAAGAAGTTGGAGGCCAATGCTTATGTTGTCTTTTGGATTTATTGTTATATACAATAAGTTTGCTGCCCCTTTGTTTGGATGGCCAATACCAATATTGGAAGGAGAGTTTTGGACCCTGCTACAAATAGGTATAGGAGGATACGTTGTGGGTAGAAGTGCTGAGAAGATAGCAGACAAAATAAAAATCACAAAAAAATAAATAGTATCTTTGTATAAATATTAAAATTAAATTCAATAAAATGGAAAGCAAAAAACTAACGCAAGAGGAATTAAATAATTTACAAGATTTACAAAGTGCTTTTACGAAAGCTAAAATATCTGTTGGAGAATTAGAGATTCAAAAGGAAGGTATTATCACAAACATAAAATCAATTAAGAGTAAGTTTGTGCAGCTTGAACAGGAGCTAATAAAAAAATACGGAGACCAATCTGTGATTAATTTACAGACAGGAGAGGTCACCGAAAAAAAAGAATAAACAATGGCTAAAATTAGTAACACCTTATCGTACCCTAATCAATCTCCAATAGAAAGTGGAGACTATTTAATTGGAACCTCATCAAGTTCGAGTCCTGTTCCAAAGCAGACAAAAACTTTTACGCTAGGTGACATTGCTAATTTTACTGCAGAAACAATTTTAGATGGAGACGCATTTAGAATTGCAATGTTTAGTACTCAAAACACATTGGTTAATTCACTGCTGTTTCAAGACTTTGCAGGAAACACGGTAACGCTAAACAACGGTTTTGGTTTAGGCTCTTTAACTGTTGCAGAAGATATTTCGGTTGGAGGTAAACTTGGAGTTACAGGCACGTCTTTATTTATAGACGGGGTCATGATGGAAACATATTTAACTGTACAAGGAAAATTTACCAGCTCAGGAGAAGCGGTACTACTTGGTCAGGTTGCTGATGGAGCAGGTAACGTAGGTAGCGGAGAGCAGGTATTAGTTTCACAAACTGATGGAACAGTACGATGGGAGAACTATCAAGGCTCAGGATTAGAATTCCAAGGAGGCTGGAACGCTAGTACAAACTTCCCTTCTTTAACCCTTATTGCAATCTCACCTGCGAACACTGGATACTACTGGATAGTTTCTACAGCTGGTACGACACCACTTCCTACTCAAGGAGGGGGAACAATTACAGACTGGGAAATTGGTGACTGGGCAATTATATCTGAAGATTTATTAGGTAACGTATTCTGGGATAAGATTGACAACTCATCTGTTCTTACAGGTAGTGGAACAGCTGGCACTGTTGCAATATGGACAAGCCCAAATGAACTAGGTGATTCAAAAATAAAAAATGGACTAGGAGTAAACTCTTTAATATTCAATGACACCACTGGAAGTGGAGAGGCAGATGGAGAGGGAGCTAATTCTTTTGGACAAGATAGTAAAGCGGATGGAGATTTTTCATTTGCAGTTGGAAGAGGAGCAGAGGCTAAAGCAGATTATTCATTTGCATTAGGTTCATCAGCTGTTGCTTCAAGCGAGTCATCTATTGCTTTGATGGAGCAGGCTAAATCGCAAGGGGCAGCTTCTTTTGCAGTAGGTTTCGGAGCAGAGACTGGTGAGCAGTACGCAATAGCTATAGGTAAGGACTCATTGGCGACAGGCATAGGGTCTATAGCTATAGGAACTAATACAATTTCTTCAGCTGAAGGTGCTGTATCTATAGGATTAAGCACAGAGGCTTCTGCAGATGCTGCTGTAGCCCTTGGTGGAGACACTACCGCATCTGGCGCGTGGTCATTTGCAGTAGGTAAAAGCTCTAAAGCTTCAGGCGGTTCGTCTGTAGCGATGGGAAACGGCTCTGATGCTTATGCCGCAACTTCTTTTGCAGTAGGTAGTGACAGTAAAGCAGAGGGTAATAGTTCAATAGCCATTGGGGCAGCCGCTTATTCTTATGGAGAAGGCAGTGTATCTTTAGGAAACAAGACTCTTTCTTATGGTAAGGCTTCGTTTGCCGCCAATGATGAATCTTTCGCAGCTTGGGATGCTGATGTTGCGCTTGGAAAATCAGTTTCAGGTGCGGTGCTTGCAACAGTTATAAGTCAACCAACCACAAGCTCAGTTGAAGCAACCATACTTGACGGAACAATAGCCGCAGGTGACGAAATATTTATACCTTCTCTGACTGAATATCCTTTAACTCCAATTGTAGTTCTTTCAGCTATAGAAACTTCTACTAATATTTGGGAGATAGTAGGTGATAGTGTTTTCACAGTTGCTGTTGGAACTCATATAGGAATTATTATCACTCCCAGCCAAGACCAAGGATATGGTTTTGCGGCAGGATATAAAGCTAACGCAAGAGCTAAGTACTCTAGTGCTCTAGGAAATGAAAGTATTGCAATAGGAGAAAACTCAACAGCATTGTCATCAGGTATAGCAGTAGAAAGAGGAGCCTTTGCCGTTAATCCTCTTTCAAGAGCAGAAGGTCAAGAGTCAGTAGCTATGGCAGGTGCATTGACTCAAGGGAAACGCTCATTTGCAGTTGGAGAAGGAAACAGCTCATTATCAGTAGGTTGTGTTGCTTTGGGTATAAACTCAACAGCATCAGGGGATGATGCTGTAGCTATAGGTGGCTCCAATGTTTCATCAGGAACTTCCTCGTTTGCACTTGGAACTGACAATGAAGCATCTGGAAACTTTTCAATAGCTCTTGGAGCAGAAGACAATACAGCATCAGGTTCTTATTCAATATCTTTAGGAACTGGAAACGAAACTACAGCAACTAAATCAAACGCATGGGGGGACGAGAATCAAGTTAATGCTCCACAAGGATTTAGTATTGGTTCTGAAAACACAGTGTTTTTAACAGCACCAAAAGGGATGGCAATAGGAAGCGGTAGTAGGGTTGCTGGTGAACAAGGCCTTGCAGTAGGTACAAGCCTAGAGTCTACATCTTATCGTGAAACTGTTTTAGGTTCATTCAACTTAGTAGGAACTCCTGGAAGTGTAGACGCGTGGGTTGCAACAGATATGCTTTATGTTATAGGTAATGGAGCGACAGCAGGAAATGAGTCTAACGCATTAGAGATAACTAAAGCAGGAATTGTTTCTTTACCTTCTTACGGAAGTGGAACTGTTACAGGAACGGTAGCTAAAACATTAGGAGTTACAGCACAGGGTCAGGTTATAGAAACTGACGCAAGTCAGCCTTTATCATGGGTAGGTCAGCTAACTGAATTATTTCCATCAGGTGCTCCAGCAATTGCAACAACACAATCTTCAACATTGTTTGTAGGAGACTCAGTAAGTACTCCGACTACATTTAGAGAGCTGCAATTTTCAAAGAATGGAACTGGAGAGTTTAGAATCAAAGTAACTTACACCCCTGCAACCGTACCTACAGATAGAAACAAACTAGCATTGCAGTTTGGGGATAGTGTAGCTAGGGTTTACAGTTACACACTAGGAAGTCAAACTATAGGAGGAGTATTACAAGAGTATAAAGAGTTTTTATTTAGAACATATACTCCAGCAGGAGTATTAGCAGATGGACAGTTGGTTGGAAACGATGGGGCTATGACAAGCGTTACGCTTTATGCTTAAGTGAATTTTATTTAAAGTAAAAAGTCAACAGAATTGACCGAAATCGAAAACCATTGACTTGATGTTGTAGAGACTTGAACAAAGATAATATAAATTTTTAATTTAATATAATGGATATAAGAAAAATATCTGTCGGTCCAGATTATAAGTCTGGAGCTATGCATTACCTGGTAGGTCAGAACGTTTTGAATGGAGCATACAAGATTCATTTAATAAAGTACGACTCTGTATTACAGTCCTACAAGATTTACATAGAAGAAGATGATGTTATTGTTCTTTGGAAAGAGTTTAGCCCTGCTATGCCTGTGTCCATTGAATACAACATAAACTTTTGAAATCACCAACAGACTTTATAGTAACCCCCAGAGAAAATAAAAGATACTCCAATACTAAAAACATTGGAGGTATAGACTTTTTAGTCAGCTCTTCAGAGGAGGATGTAAGATATTCAAATAGATATGCCGAAGTAAAAGCATTGCCTATAAATTATTCTGGTCCCATAAAAGAAGGAGACACCCTCCTTGTTCATCACAATGTTTTTAAATTCTACAACGACATCAGGGGACAAAGGAGAAGCGGTAAAAGTTTTTTTAAAGACAACCTATTCTTAGTAGACCACGACCAGTACTTTGCATACAAACAAGATAATGTTTGGCATGCCCATGATAGGTACTGCTACATAAAGCCAGTAAAAACAAAAGAGTCTATTATATTTAAGAACACAAAGGAAGAACCTTTGGTTGGTTTAGTAGAGATTCCAAACGAAAAATTAATTAGCCAAGGAGTTAAGAAGGGAGATTTAATTTCTTTTAAGCCTGACAGCGAGTATGAGTTTGAGGTTGATGGAGAAAAGCTTTATCGTATGTTCGACCATCAAATAACAATGATACTATGAAATCAAACACAGAAATAAAACTAGATATTATATCTGCTGCCAGAAGCGCGGTGGAGCAGTTAATAAAAGTTGCAAGAGAAGACATTATAAAGCACGACCCCGAAGACGACTTAGCAGCAGACAGATTAAAGAATGCGGCAGCAACTAAAAAGCTCGCAATATTCGATGCGTTTGAAATACTAAACAGAATAGAAGCAGAGAGAGCCGCTTTAGATTTAGATGGTAGTGATAATAAAGTAAACACAAAACAAGGATTTGCAGAAAGAAGGTCAAAATAAAGCGCTGTATAAATCTTTAGAAGATTATGTGCCTAAGTCAGTACTCTCCAACAAGAACAGAAACAAGAGTTGGGATTACGGATACAATGAAAAGTATGACTTAATATGTATATCTAAAAGCGGTGAGATAGGAGAGGTGTTAAATGTTCAGGGGCTGATAATTGCTTTACCAAAAGTTCCTAAGAAAATACATTCTCGCTCTAAGTCTAAGGCTATGCAATACTGGGAACGAATTGACATACCTAAACAGCTTAATAAAATTCAATCTATATTTCAATGGAATGAAATGCCTAATGAATTTAAAAACAACTGGGTAGACTATATAGAAAAAGAGTTTGACAGTAGGGAGTTGGGGCATTGGTTTTATAACAACGGAGAGCACACATATATAACTGGCGCTCATTACATGTACCTTCAATGGACTTCTATTGATGTTGGTTATCCAGATTACAGGGAAGCTAATAGAATATTTTATATTTTTTGGGAGGCATGCAAGGCAGACACTAGGTCCTTTGGAATGACGTACCTTAAGATAAGGAGGTCAGGGTTTTCTTATATGGGCTCATCGGAGTGTGTAAATACAGGAACCTTAGCTAAGGATGCGAGGGTTGGTATTCTATCAAAGACAGGTTCTGATTCAAAGAAAATGTTTACAGACAAGGTTGTTCCTATAGCAAATAGATTGCCTTTCTTTTTTAAGCCTATTCAGGACGGTATGGATAAGCCTAAAACAGAACTAGCGTTTAGGATACCTGCGTCTAAGATTACAAAAAAGAATATGTATAAGTCAGACACAGAAGAACTGTTAGGGTTAGATACAACCATTGACTGGAAAAACACTGACGACAACTCTTATGATGGAGAAAAGTTATTACTACTTGTTCATGATGAAAGCGGAAAATGGATAAAGCCTAACAACATACTAAATAACTGGCGAGTTACAAAGACCTGTTTACGTTTAGGTAGTAGGGTTATTGGTAAATGTATGATGGGTTCTACTTCTAATGCCTTGAGCAAAGGAGGGGCTAACTTTAAAAAGCTATTTGAAGACTCATCATTAGAAAAAAGAAATTCCAACGGACAAACTAAAAGCGGATTATATAGTTTGTTTATTCCAATGGAGTGGAACATGGAAGGATTTATAGACAGGTATGGCATGCCTGTATTCAGAGCTCCCGTTAAACCCTTGCTTGGTGTAGATGGAGAAAAAATAAATCAAGGTGCAATTGATTATTGGGAGAATGAGGTAGACTCTTTAAAGAGTGACCCTGATGCTTTGAATGAATTCTACAGACAATTTCCTAGAACAGAATCACATGCGTTCAGAGATGAGAGTAAGCAATCTTTATTTAATTTAACAAGAATTTATCAGCAGATAGACTACAACGATTCTGTTATAAGGGAGCACCACTTAACAAGAGGTTCGTTTTCATGGAAGAACGGAATAAAAGATACAGAAGTAATATGGACTCCAAACAGAGGAGGAAGGTTTTTAGTATCATGGACTCCAAACAAAAATTTACAGAATAGATTTATAAATAGGAATGGAAGAAAATTACCTGCCAATGAACACCTTGGCGCATTTGGATGTGATAGCTATGACATCTCAGGAACTGTTGGTGGCGGAGCATCTAACGGTGCGCTGCATGGGCTAACTAAGTTTAATATGGACGAAGCTCCTAGCAATGAGTTTTTTCTTGAGTATGTGGCGAGACCGCAAACAGCAGAGATATTTTTTGAAGAAGTGCTAATGGCCTGTGTCTTTTATGGAATGCCTATACTTATAGAGAACAATAAGCCTAGACTGCTTTACCATTTTAAGAATAGAGGCTATCGAGGGTTCTGTATTAATAGACCTGACAAGCCGTACAATAAACTATCTATAACAGAAAGAGAGCTGGGTGGTATACCTAACTCAAGTGAAGATATAAAGCAGGCTCATGCTGCGGCAATAGAATCATATATTGAAAAACATGTGGGCTTAGATATAGAGGAAACATTTAGAGACTCTGACCTAATGGGGACAATGGTTTTTACTAGGACGCTAGAGGATTGGGCTAAGTTTGACATATCCAATAGAACCAAGTTTGATGCTTCAATTAGTAGTGGCTTAGCTATAATGGCCTGCCAAAAACATCTTTATACACCTGAAAAGAAAAGCTCGAAAATTTCCATTAACTTTGCGAGGTATACCAATAAGGGATTAACAAGCGATTTAATAAGATAGATGAAAGAAGTTAAGATAGATATTTCATCTGTAGGATTCCCTAGTCAATTTGTATCAGATGCCGAAAAAGCCACTGATGAGTTTGGCTTACAGATAGGGCAAGCGATACAGTATGAGTGGTTTAAGAAAGACGGCAATGGAAGTAGATACTACGGTCAGTGGAGAGATTTTCATAGACTTCGTTTATATGCAAGAGGCGAACAGTCTGTTGCAAAATATAAAAGTGAACTGGCAGTAGACGGAGACTTGTCTTACCTAAACCTTGACTGGACACCCGTCCCTATACTTCCTAAGTTTGTAGATATAGTTGTTAACGGAATGTCTGATAGACTTTTTAAAGTTAAGGCCTATGCTCAGGACGCTTTGTCACAGGGTAAAAGAAGTAAGTATCAAGATATAGTTGAGTCGCAGATGGCGGCTAAAGACCTTCTTCTGGACATTCAAAAAGCAACAGGTGTAGACCCGTTTACTATGAACCCTGAGAGTATTCCTGAGAACGATGAAGAGCTTACCCTGTATATGACCCTTAACTATAAGCCAGCTATAGAGATAGCTGAGGAAGAGGCGATTGACACAATGTTTTCGGAGAACCATTACGATGATACAAGAAAAAGAATAGACTATGACTTAACAGTTATAGGTATTGGTTGTGCAAAGCATGAGTTTCTGCCAGGTTCAGGGGTTCAGGTCTCGTATGTAGACCCTGCTAATATAGTATACAGCTATACAGAAGACCCACACTTTAAAGACTGTTTCTATTGGGGAGAAATAAAAGTGGTTCCAATCACAGAGCTCTTAAAGATAGACCCAAGCCTTACGAATGAAGACTTAGAGAAAATATCCAAGTACAGTCAAAGCTGGTATGACTATTATAATGTTGCGCAGATGCAGCAGAATGATATTTTTACTAGAGACACAGTGACATTGTTATACTTTAATTATAAGACCACAAAAAAAATGGTTTATAAGAAAAAAGTTTCTGATAATGGAGGAGTAAAAATGATTGAGAAAGACGACCGATTTAATCCTCCTTTAGATATGATGGAAGACGGCAAGTTTGAAAAGGTGTCTAAAACAATTGACGTTTGGTATGACGGTGTAATGGTGATGGGTACGGATATAATTTTAAAATGGGAGCTTGCTAAGAATATGGTAAGACCTCAGTCAGCCTCTCAACACGCTATGCCTAATTACGTAGCGGTAGCACCAAGAATGTACAAGGGAGTTATTGAATCTTTAGTTAGAAGAATGATTCCGTTTACAGACCTCATACAGCTTACTCATTTAAAACTACAGCAGGTAATAGCAAGAGTTGTTCCAGACGGTGTGTTTATTGACGCGGATGGATTAAGTGAAGTAGACCTAGGGACAGGACAAGCCTACAACCCTGAAGACGCATTAAGATTATATTTTCAGACTGGTAGTGTAGTTGGTAGAAGCTACACACAAGACGGAGATTTCAATCAAGCTCGTGTACCTATACAGCAACTGACATCCAATAGCGGAGCTAGTAAGACTCAAATGCTTATATCTAACTATAACCATTACCTAGGGATGATTCGCCAGGTAACAGGCTTAAACGAGGCGAGAGATGGCTCTAGTCCCGACCCTAATTCTCTAGTAGGATTACAGAAGCTTGCCGCTTTAAATTCTAACACAGCAACTAGACACATACTTCAGGGTAGTTTATATATATATAGAACATTGTCAGAGGCTTTAACATATAGAATTGCAGATGTATTAGAGTACTCGGATTTTAAAGATGACTTCATTAATAAGATAGGAAAATATAACGTAAGTATATTAAATGATATTTCAGATTTATACATATACGACTTTGGAATATTTATAGATGTAGCCCCTGACGAAGAAGAGAAGGCTAAGCTGGAGCAGAACATTCAGATGGCTTTATCTAAGGGAGATATTAATCTTGAAGATGCAATTGATATTAGAGAAATAAAAAACATAAAGCTTGCTAATCAATTGCTTAAAGTAAAAAGAAAGCAGAAGCAAGACGCAGACCAGAAAGCGGCTATGCTTCAACAGCAGATGCAAGCGGCTTCACAATTAAAATCTCAGCAGATGGCAGGCCAGATGGCAATGCAGAAATCTCAAGCGGAGATGCAGGCCAAAATGCAAATGAAACAAGCGGAGATAGCTTTTGAAATAGAGAAGATGAAGAATCAGGCTCAACTTAAAAGCATGCTTATGGCTGAAGAGTTTAGCTATAACCAGCAGCTTAATGGAATGGAGGCTGAGGCCTTAGCAACAAGGGAAGCAGGCAGAGAGTCGGCCAAGTCAGGCAGAATAAGTCAGGCGAACAGCGAACAGTCAAGACTTATAAATCAAAGAAAAAATAATTTACCACCTCAAAGGTTTGAGTCTAATGAAGACAGCCTAGATGGTTTTGATTTAGCAGAATTTGACCCAAGATAAGTAAATAAAATGTAATAATTAATTGTACTATATTTGTACTAAAATTTAATCAAATGGAATACACAGTAAAAGAAGTAGGTTCTGTAGAAGAAAAATCAGCAGCTCAAGTAGAGGAATCTTTAATTCAAAAAGTTGAAGAGAAGCACGAAGAGCAAACACAGCCAACAGCTGTGGAGGAAACAACTGTTTCAGAAGAAACAACAAGTCCTCAGCTAGAAGAAAAAGATGTACTTGACTTTATTAAGAACAGGTATGATAAAGATATATCATCTGTAGACCAGTTGTTTACAGAGAAAGAAGGTAATGAAGAGTTACCAGAAGATGTATCCGCTTATTTTGAATATAAAAAGAAAACTGGAAGAGGGATTGAGGACTATGTTAAATTAAACAGAGACATTGATTCTTTAGAAGATGACCAGATTTTAACCGAGTATCTTTTAGCTACCGAAGAAGGTATAGATAAAGATGACGTTGAATTATTAATGGAGGACTATCAATATGATGAGGACATTGATGACGAGACTGATGTTAAAAGAGCTAAGTTAAAAAAGAAAAAGGCTATTGTAAAAGCTAAGAAGTTTTTCAATGAACAAAAAGAAATGTATCACCAGCCGCTTGAGTCAAGCGCAACTGGTATTTCTGAGGACAGCGAAGACTACAAGGCGTACAAGCAATATGTTGAGAGTGCAAATACTCAAAAAGAAGAACAGTCCAGGAAAGTAGATTTCTTTAACAAGGAAACAGAAAAGGTACTGAATCAAGACTTTAAAGGTTTTAAGGTTTCTATTGATGATGTAAATTTATTTTACAATCCAGGTGGTTCTGCAGAGGAAATTAAAAAATCTCAAGGAAGTGTGGTGAATTTTATTTCCCAACACTTAAATGAAGATGGATTAGTTAAGAATGCAGGTGAGTATCATAAAGCATTATCAGCAGCAATGAACCCTGACAAGTTCGCTAGGTATTTTTATGAGCAAGGTATGGCCGCAGCAACGGATAACGTAACCAGAAAGATGAAGAACATCAATATGACTACACGTTCTGCTCCAGAGACAACCGTAAAAGGTGGAACTCAATATCGTGCAGTAAATGCAAGTGAAGGTAAGGGGTTAAAGATTAAGAGTATTAAAAGAAATTAACCACATTTAAAAAAATAAAAAAATGGCAGGACAATTATTAGGACCGAATACTACCCCAGTAGGACCAGGTTTTCAACTACAGCCAGCACCACAACAGGTGCCGTTGGCTACAAATTACATTACTGATTTCAACTTTTTGAATCAGTATTTACCAGACACTTATGAAAAAGAATTTGAGCGTTATGGTAACAGAACTATTTCTTCTTTCTTACGTTTAGTAGGAGCTGAGCTACCAAGTAACTCAGACTTAGTAAAGTGGGCAGAGCAAGGAAGATTACACACTAAATATACACAGTGTGGAACTGGCGCAGTAATCGCTGGAGACAACGTAACATTTGATATTAACGATGCGTTAGTACCAGACCGAGCTGCAACAGGCTTAACAGCTGGAACTATTGCTATTCGTGTAGGTCAAACTTTAGTTGTTACTAACAATGACGGTTCAGGAGAATTCAAAGGAATTGTAACAGCAGTAGGTGTTGCAGGTGGATTAAATGATAACCAAATCACAGTAGCGTTTTATAATGCTGCAGGATTTACAGGTGGTACAGGTGCAGGTAATGCAGATGTAACTATCTTTATCTATGGTTCTGAATTCAAAAAAGGAAGTAACGGAATGCAGGGTTCTTTAGAGGCTGAAGATGAAATCTTCGACAACTCTCCAATCATCATCAAAGATAAGTATGCAGTATCAGGTTCTGATATGGCTCAAATCGGATGGATTGAAGTAACTACAGAGAACGGAGCTTCAGGATACTTATGGTACTTGAAGTCTGAGCATGAAACTCGTTTGCGTTTTGATGACTACCTAGAGACAGCAATGATTGAAGCAGTGCCAGCAGAAGCAGGTTCTGGAGCAATTGCAGCTGGTGGAGATGTAGGAAACAAAGGTTCTGAAGGTATCTTCCACGCAGTGGAAACTAGAGGAAATGTATGGGCTGGTGGAAACCCCGTTGCTCTTGCAGACTTTGATGCAATTATCTCTCGTTTAGATAAGCAAGGTGCGATTGAAGAGAACGTACTTTTCTTAAACAGACAGTTTGGATTTGATATTGATGATATGTTAGCGTCACAAAACTCTTACGGAGCAGGTGGTACATCTTACGGATTGTTTGACAATGACGAGGAGATGGCATTAAACCTTGGATTCACAGGATTCCGTAGAGGTTATGACTTTTACAAGTCTGACTGGAAATACTTAAACGACCCAACTATGAGAGGTGGTTTAACTGGAGTAGGAGCTGTAAACGGAATGTTAGTACCAGCAGGTTCTACTACTGTTTATGACCAAATCCTTGGGAAGAATGCTAAGCGTCCTTTCTTACATGTACGTTACAGAGCTTCAGAAACTGAAGACAGAAAGTACAAGACTTGGATTACAGGTTCAGCTGGTGGTGCAATGACATCTGATTTAGATGCGATGGAAGTAAATTTCCTATCTGAAAGATGTGTATGTACTATGGGTGCAAACAACTTCGTAATCTTCCAAGATTAAGTAGTTTAAATAATAGGAGGGTATATAAATATGCCCTCCTTTTTTTTTTAATAATTAAATTATAATCAAATGAAAACTAAACAATTAGTCAACAAGACTTACAAACTAACAAGAGATGCAGCTCCTCTTTCTTTTATGCTGCCAACTAGAAACTCAAGAAGATATCCCTTAATGCATTTTGATGAAGCTTCAGGTACCAATAGAGCCCTGCGTTATGCTAGAAATCAGAAAAGTCCCTTTGAGGACGAGCAAGATGGAAACGCTATAGTAGAGCCGATTGTGTTTGAGGATGGATTTTTATCTGTTCCAAGAACTAATCAATCACTTCAAGAATTCCTACACTACCACCCTATGAATGGTTCTAAATTCATAGAAGTAGATGTAGAGAAAGATGCTCAAGAAGAGATGGCTGTTTTAAATTCTAGAGTTGACGCTCTTATAGAGGCTCGTCAATTAGAAATAGACCAAGTGGAATCTTTAGCTAGAGTTCTTTTTAATACAGATATATCAAGAACAACATCAGCAGAATTAAAAAGAGATATATTAATATATGCTGAGCAAGCGCCAGCAGAATTTTTACGAGCAGTAAAGGACCCTACGTTAAAGCTAAACTCTAAAGTAAAAGAGTTCTTTTCTCACAAGGTACTAATATTTAAAAATCACAAGAAGGATGTATATTTTAATACAGACAAGAATAAAAAAAGAATGGTTAACATTCCTTTTGGAGAAGACCCTTTCTACGTAGTAGCTGGTTATCTTCAGTCTGACGAAGGTATTGAAGTATTAAAGTTTCTTGAAAAAAATCTTGAAAACAAAAAATAATGTATATCTTTACAAAAGTTTTTTTAGCATAGGAATTGATTACTCCTTACAATTAGAAGAGGCCGCAGAAATGTAGCCTCTTTTTTTTTTGCTTATCTTTGCTGTAAATAAATAGACAGATGAGTATAATAAATTCAGTACGAGAAACGGTGCTGTCGGTTCTTAATAAAAATAACTATGGCTATATTACGCCTAGTGATTTTAACTTATACGCTAAGCAAGCGCAGCTAGATATTTTTGAAGACTACTTTTATCAGTATAACTATCAGCTCATGAAGGAGAACGCCAGAGCGTCTGGTATTGGCTTAGCTGATTTAACGAGAGGTTACGAGGAAGCGATAGATATATTTTCAGAACAAAACTTTCTAGTTCCTGTATATGCAAACGGGACTGCTCAAACATTGACATTGCCATCTGCATCTGCATCATATAGCGTCCCTACTACTCCCACTACAGGCTCTGATTATTATTTAATTAATAAGGTTTTACTTTTAACTAAGTACCTTGTTGTTCAAAGTACGAACACTTTATCTTTAGTTGCTGTAAACACGATGAAAGATTCAGCTTTAAATTTTTCAACCATTGGCGTAAAGCCTAGCGATGTTGTGGTTAATAAAACGACAAGTAAAGTTGCAAGCGTATTATTCGTAGACCAAACAGACACTAGCCTTTTGTATTTAGACGCAGATATTTTTTCAGCTACAGGGGATAGCTACTGCATATTAAGTTTATCAAATGGAGTGAACGACTGCGAGAAGGTTACCAATAGAAAGATAACTCAATTGAACATGTCTAACCTGACTAAGCCAACAGAATTATTTCCTGCATATTCTAATAATAATACTGTGATTCAAGTTTACCCACAGGATTTACAGGTTGGTGTAAACGAAGGTCAGACTTCTTTAGGTAGAATTCTGTGTCAGTACATAAGATACCCGAAAGACCCGAAATGGACATACGCATCACTTGTTGGAGGCACACCTGCTTTTAATCCTTCTAGTCCTTTGTATCAGGATTTTGAATTACCCCTTGATGATGAGCCGTCTTTAGTTAATAAGATACTACAGTATGCAGGAATGTCTATTAGAGAAACTGAAATTGCTCAGTTTGGACAGGTTCTAGATACAACAGATAATCAAAACGAAAAATAATGTCATACCTAAGCGAATATCAGTACTATGAAAATAATGGAAACTCACCAGAAGATGCTAACTGGGGGTCATACCAATACGTAAGTCTGTACGATATAGTTAACAACTTTATGTTAATGTACGCAGGCAACCATAGTTTAATAAACAACGAAGAAAGATATAGAGTATTGTTTCACGCGAAGAGAGCTGTACAGGAACTTAACTACGATGCTTTTAAAGAATTAAAGATACTTGAACTTGACGTGTGTGACACGCTCAGGTATGTTCTGCCTTCAGACTATGTAAACTGGGTAAGAATATCTTTATATAAAGATGGTGTTCTTAGGCCTTTAACTGAGAACATCCAAACTAACTGGAGCAGCGCATACCTACAGGACAATGATTGTAGAATATTATTCGATGAGGACGGAAACATTTTAAAGCCGTCTACGTCCACGATAGACCTTCAAAGAATAGAAGGAACTAAAAGAAGTATTTACCTAAACCAGAGCAGCCCCTACAATAACAGAGAAGGATACTGTATTGATGGAGCCTGGTATTTTGATTATGGTATTGGAGGAGCGTTTGGATTAAACACAGAGACAGCAAACTCTAATCCAACATTTAAAATAAACAAAAAAGCTGGCGTTATAAACTTTAGCTCTGATATGGCAGGAGAGCTTTGTATACTAGAGTATGTGTCAGACGGAATGGAGGGCGGAGATGATACCTTGATAAGTGTTAATAAACTATTTGAAGAATATGTTTACGCTTATATTCAGTTTGCTATATTGAATGGAAAGTTTGGAGTAACAGAATACGTTGTGAGTAGAGCTAGAAAAAGAAGTTCAGCCCTGTTACGTAACGCTAAATTAAGAATTAGCAATATACACCCTGGTCGTTTATTACAGAACATCAGAGGTATGGATAAGTGGATTAAATAAACATGGCAGAAATTACTAGAAATTTTATTGCAGGTCGAATGAACAAGAGCGTTGATGAACGCTTATTGCCTAACGGTGAGTATATTGATGCGTTAAACGTAAGGCTTGGTTCTACAGAAGACTCAGAGGTAGGCTCTGTTGAAAACGCAAAAGGAAATACCAGACTGACTAATTTAAGTATAAACGGGACTCCGTTAAGCGAACAGGCTAAGTGTATAGGTGCTTTTGAAGACGGACAAAGAGAAACTATATACTGGTTTATTCATGACTCATCCTTTAATGGTGGGATAGCTGACCTAGTGGTATCTTTTAACGTAACACAAACACTGCTTACATATCATGTTGTAACAACTTCAAGTCCTTTAGTTCCAGACGAGATATCAGTTCTTAATTTTAATTCTAGATATTTAATCACAGGCGTTAACAGAGTTGAAGACCTGTTGTTCTGGACAGACAACTACAACCAGCCTAGGGTTATAAACATAAAAAGAAATTATGATTCAGTAGCTCCAGACCTAGCTGAACAATTGTTGGTTATTAAAAAGCCGCCTACACAGGCACCAACTTTTGAGCTGGTTAATGTTTCTGGTGAAGAAAATTTTTTAGAAGAAAGATTTATAACATTTGCATACAGATATAGATATGAGGACGGAGAGTACTCTGCATTGTCTCAGTTTTGCGAACCTGCATTTGTGCCTAAGAGCTTTGAGTATACTATAGACTCAGGTTTAAATGAAGGAATGGTAAACGCTTTTAACAGCGCCAATGTTACATTCAATAGTGGGGGAAGGTTGGTGAAATCTGTAGAGGTTGTCTTCAAAGAAACCACAAGCAATGTTATAAAGTCAATTGAGTTATTTAATAAACAAAACTTAGGATACGCAGACAACACTAACTATATTTTAAGCTTTAACAATAGTAAAATATATACAGTTCTTAACGCAACGCAGCTTGTTAGAATGTTTGACAATGTGCCGCTAAAGGCTCAGGCTCAGACAGTTATGGGTAACCGTTTAATATACGGAAACTATGTGGACGGGTATGACCTGGAGGACTTGAATCTGAACCCCATAAAACTAGAATATTTTACAGAACTTATTTCTGAAGAGATTGGGATAGGAGAATTTCCAGACTTTAGCATTGCTTATATTTACTCTATTGATGTTCAGAGAAGCACACCAAATGCAGCGGCATTTTTTGACCTTGCTGATGTTGAGCTAAAAGCAGGAACAACTTTATTTTTTGAGATTAGATATGGGCATCAAGGCTTCAGTGGAGACACACCTGCACCAACTCAGACATCAAGTAACTTAGAGCTAGACTTTTCTTTTAACCTTCCTGTTGATTTTAACAGTGTTTATGAACTATCTATTGACCCATCGTTTGTTAATTTACTAGGAACCGCAGCCAATATAAAACCTGTGTATGATAGTGTGCCAGGGAATGAAACCTCTTGTGACGGTAGCACCGTAACAGATAACTTTAACTGTACGATACCTAACAACCTAGATGCGTTAAGTAAATTTGCTAGTGGTATTAGTGGAGAAGGACAACCAATAACAATAATAAGTTCTCCGTCAAGTACAGAGATAGGTATTGTTCCTATTGCTATGAGGTTTGTTGATGATTTAGCTAATCCAACATTTAATGTATACGAGTACTACCAGGTATCTTCATCAAGCGGTACGTTTATAAGTACAGGAAACCCAAAGAGTCTTCATAGCGATAGAGATTATGAGATAGGTATAGTATATATGGATGAGTTTAATCGTTCTAGTACAGCCTTGGTTAGCCCACAGAACACAGTTCATGTAGGATGCTCAAAATCTGCAACCCAGAACTCTGTACAGGTAACTATTCCACAAGAACAGCTTGCGCCTTCTTGGGCTGATAGATATAAGTTTGTTATGAAGCCTGACTTTGAAGATTACAATACAGTGTATTCAAATCTTTTTATAGCTGACACTACAACATCTGCGGTATTCTTTTTATTAGAGGGTGAGAACGCAAGAAAGGTTCAGGAAGGAGATAGGCTAAGGGTAAAGGCTGATACAAGTGGTGTAACATCTAGATGTCAGTACGCTACCGTATTAACCAAGACTGCTGAGACTAGAAATTTTATAGTCCCTGCGCCACAGTTTTCAGGGGGTCAAGAGATTCCAATACCTGCAGGGACTTACATGAAAATTATTCCTAATGACTTTACGGTAGTAGAGGCTGAGCTTCCATTTATATTAGAAGGGGCAAAAAGCAATTGTGGACAAAGAAAAGGTGAGCACCCAAGACTGTCATACCCTGTAAGTATTCCAGATGTAGATAATCCTGGACTCTATTTACAGTACGACATACCTCAGGGGTCTAGGGTAAATATAAATGTTACATTTAACAGGAACGGTACTAACGGAAAGTGTGAAAAAAGAGCGTATATACTAGAGCTTAAATTGGTAGCCTCTCAGGACTATGATAATTTCAAAGAGTTTTTTGATGGAGACAACATCGCGTCAAGACTTGATGGCGGTAGGGTTGAAGTTGCTGGAGACCAGGATTGTCCTCCTCCTTACTTTGCTAATTACTATGACCCAGTCCTACGAGTTCCAGGGGATGGACAGATGCCTGCGGATAGATGTATTTATCAATGGCAGTTTATAGAAGGTGATGAAAGTGGGACTGCAGGAGACCCTACAAATTCATTGTCCCTAGGCCTTGTAGGTACTAATAGCTGTGCAGGTGCTGCAAATAGTCAGAAAAGACGCGCATGTATTGACGCTACAATTGAAGTGTTCAGGGCTGAGACCACGCTAGTTTTTGAAACAGAACCACAGGATGCAACTCCTGATTTATGGTATGAGTCAGCTGATGTTTATAGTATTGATAAAGATACTGGAACACACGAAGGTAATATACAGAATCAGACAGCGACTCAGCCAGCTATTATTAAAACTGATTTCTTTAATTGTTTTTCTTTTGGTAACGGGGTTGAGAGCTATAGGATTCGTGACTCTGTTGTGGGTAAAGAATTTTCTTTAGGCGAAAGAACTACCTCTACATCTGAGGTAGAGTTTAGACAGGCACATCGTTTTTCAGACCTAACATATAGTGGCGTATACAATGATGAGAGTAATGTAAATAAGCTTAATGAATTTAACCTAGGGCTACTAAACTTTAAGCCGCTTGAGGATGTATACGGACCTATTGAAAAATTAAGCGGTAGGGAAACCGATATACTTGTGCTTCAAGAGGATAAGATATCTTATGTGTTAGCAGGTAAGAACCTGATTAGCGACTCAGTTGGAGGAGGTACAGTTGCCTCTATACCAGAGGTGCTAGGAACACAGATAGCTAGGATTGAAGAGTACGGAATATCTAGAAACCCTGAGAGCTTCTGTTCCTGGGGGTTTGATAAGTATTTTACAGACGCTAAAAGGGGAGCTGTTATAAAACTAACAGGGTCCTCAGGTTCTAATGAACAATTAACAGTTGTGTCTGAATCAGGAATGAGGTCTTGGTTTAGAGACAGGTTTATATCAAGTATCAATTATCAAAAAATTGGAGGGTTTGACCCGTACATGAACGAGTATGTTCTTAGTATGAATCCAACAGAGCTGCCTTCAGAAGAGGAGTGTATTGCCTGTGGCATCAATAGAGAGTTTACTTTTAATAATGATAAATCTGTTGAGTACTGCTTAGACCTAGGTACAGTAGTTGGAGATACGGCTTTGACCGTAACCGCACAGACACCATCAGGTTCTGAGCTTAGTTCTATTAGGGTTAGATATAACTCTGTTGACGTTGTCCCTACTACCGTTCTAAGTAACGGAACAACTGGATGGATTTTTGACAAGAACAGTGTTTCACAAAACACAGCAACAGTGTTTATTGAGGGTAAGAAAAACTCTTCTTTAACAGTTAGGCTTGCTTGTCCTGCTCCGTCAACCATTAGGGTGTATCAGATATGTTTAACAAACAAACCTGATGCTGGTAACAATATACATAATGAATATAGATGGACAGACGGCACGTTTGTATCACCGCTTCATAGCGAGCAGGTTACATTTTTAGACGATACAGGCACCTTTGTTATAAGTCAATATACAAACATAGTAGCTCCACAAGGGGCAGGTGTTGTTCCTGCTAACGGAGCTCAGGTAAGTATTATATCTAACAAGAGACCAACGGATAGTTTTGTGTTCGACCCTGCTCAAGATTCATTTTACTCCTTAAGCACAAGCACAAATTATCCGCCAACACCTGCTGGGATAGCAAGCTTACTAAATGATGCAGGAGCTCCGCTTCCTTTGAATGTTAGCCAGGCACCGACAGTTTATTCTGGAGAATTTATAATGCCAGTGACGGGAGGAAATTTATATTTAGTATACGACTACAGGCAGTCAACACCTGCAAGCTTATGCTATTCAACATCAAGCCTTCAGAACGCTTGCTGCGATTGTCAAGAACCTTAAAATAAAATATAATGCCACAGCTTGAAACATATTACCTAAACGGACCCGACCTTGCGTCATCAACTGCCATCTTTACAGATATTGGAATGGATACCTGTGCCCCTGATGGATTTTATTCTGACGAGAACATTGCGCGTGAGCTGATTAACTGTGTTTTACAGCCTGCTCAGAATTGTCCAGAGGAGTGTGTTCCGCCTAGCTTCTTTAGGGTTCTAATAGAGGAAGACCCCTGCAATACTTTTTGCCAGCTCGCTGCTAATTATGATATAGACGTAGAGTTTACTACTGTTTCTGGTAATAGCTATACTCAAATAGTTCTTGGAGATGAAATAGTTGAACCGCTGCTCCCTGATGGCCAGGATGGTTTTTATGCTGTATCAGAGTTTGTAGGGAATACCTCCAGCCCTTCAACTAGTTTTAAAATATTAGAGATGGAAGGTCAGTTCATTGTAAATATTCTAGAATGTGGAATAGGATATGCATGTGACACTGTTTAATTTAAAAATATGGAAGAAAACTTTTTATACACACTAACATACAGCGAATCCTCTAAGGGTTGGCCTTCTTTTTATTCTTACTATCCTGAGATTGTAAAAGGAATGAATCAGTTTATGTATAGCTTTAAAGGTGGTAACCTTTACGAGCACAATACAAACGATGTAAGAAATAATTTTTACGGAGAGCAAGGGGTGTCTACGCTAACAAGTATATTTAATGACGGTCCCTTGGAAAACAAAAAATTTAAAACAATTGCCCTAGAGGGAGATGATTCTTGGGCAGGAACTTTTGTAACAGACTTACAGACAACTGGATTTATTAACTCTTCTGAGTTTGAACAGAAGGAAGGAGACTGGTTCTCTTACATTAGAAACGAAGGAAGTGTTCCAGCAAACGCAGACCAATATCCTTTACGCTCACTAACGGGAATAGGTGTAAGTGACAGTATACAGGTTGGACTTGTAGAGACAGAGATTACGTTTGTTCCCCCAACTATAATAGACTCTATGCTGTCTATTGGAGATGCGTTTTATTTTGGAGTTGAGGTTCTAGGGGTTCTACAGCCCAGCCTGGCAGGTATAGTTACGTCTGTTGTTCTATTAAACGATGGAACGTCTAAGGTTGTAATTAATACTGTTGTTCCAGGAGCAGGACCTATACCATCAGATAATGAATATTTCTTATACATTAAAAACTCTATAGCAGAGTCTCAGGGTGTGATGGGTCATTTTTGTGAATTCACTTTAACAAACAACAATACCAATGCCACAGAATTGTTTGCTGTAAAAAGTCAAGTGTTTAAAAGTTTCCCATAAAATTCATATCTTTGTAAAAGCTATGGGTATATTAAGTTTGTTTAAGAGAAAAAAAAATAAGCCAGAAAATATACTAGAGCATGTTCATAAACATAGAGGTGTTCTTTGGGAAAACATTAGGTTGTTTAAGGAGGGACTTATATCCCATGAGGATTCGGTTGTGCATCACACTCCAGAAATGGATGAGGTAATGCCAGTTAATCATCACTTGAAAGACGGGTTATACACTAGAGAAATATTTATGCCTAAGGGTATGCTGGTGGTTAGCTTTATACATAAGCAAAGTCATCCATCTTTTTTTTTAAAAGGAGAGATGTCTATTGTGTCAGACACAGGAGAGGTTAAAAGAATAAAGGGACCCATGAAGGTCATGACCGATATAGGTACACAAAGAGTTGCTTATATCCATGAAGACACAACCTGGGTTTGTGTTTATAGAACAGACGCAACAACAATAGAGGAAGCTGAGAAAGAGGTTTATACAGAAAACTATAAAGAACTTCCTGAGCACGTTATACTAAATAAAAAATTATTATGTCAGGAGCAATAGCAGCATTAGCAATAACAGTAGGAACCACCGCCATGGGTTTTATTCAGGCTGGTAAAGATAAGAGAGCAGCAGAAGCAGCAGAACTAACAGCGGATATCGCAATGAAGGAAGTTGAGAAAGCTTTAACTAAAAACGAGATGGCTGCACTTTCGATTCAGACAGAGGCCTATGAAAGAGAGTCAGATGCGTTAAAGACAGCGGCCAAAACAGAAATGGATAGTGTCCGCGAGGGAGACCAGCGTGGAGTACTAGCTGGAAGCAGCAGGGTACAGGCTGGAGTAACTGAAGCAGCAGGAGGACAGAGGACAGCAATGGGACAAGAGCTGATGGATTTAGAAAGACTTAAGGCTGATGAGGAAACTAGAAAAAATGACATAGGAATTCAGTTAAAGCTTGGAGAGGTGGCAGGTGCTCAGCAAGCAGCCGCTGCTTTATCAGATTCTGCTGCTGCAGGTAATGCCGCAGCAATGCAGGGCGTTGCAAGCGCTGCAATGCAGGGTGCAAACATGGCAACAGCAAGCACCTACGGAAAATCTTCTGAAGCAAAAGAGCTTGGAAGAAAACAAAAGAAATATACCAGGCAACAGAGAAGAGATTCTGACTTAAGCAGAAAAGAATTTAACACACAGAAACTTCCAGGGATGCAAACTCAATACCAAACTGAAATAAGTAAGTTGGAGCTAGGAGGGAACCTTCCTGCTAAGCAAGTCAGTAAAACTTTTAAAGATGAAAATGGTGTGGAACAAACGAAATTAGTGGAGGCTGTTAGAACAGATTTAACCGACATTGCGGACATGAGTCAGGCGGAGTTTCAGAACTTTATGCTGGAGCTTACCCCAGAGCAAAGAGACTCGGTGTTGTATCAGTTGAAATTAAAAAATTAGTATTATAATATATGAGCTACTACGGATATATAGAGAGAGAAAATAGCACTGCACTTGATTGGCAGACTATTGGCAAGGAACTAAGTGATGGTCTTTTAAAGGCTGGTAAAGATAGACAGGACAGAAGAGACGAAATAGAACAGGACTCAATAGACTATCAGACTACACTGGATGAGGCTCCTTCTGGCGACTATAAAACCGCTAACACCTTTGCGCTCAATCATGCAACAGACGCATCAAGAGCTAGGCTTATTCAGGATAGGCTTTTTAAAAATGGTATAATGTCCGACAGACAATATACTGTAGCTCGTCAAAATTTAAGGGACGACACTAACAGCCTTTTTGGATTAAGTAAAGAATACCAAAAGGAGTACGATACAAAAATGCTTAGGTTTAAAAATGATGAGAATCAAGTACTTGAGTCTATGCTTATGGAGAATATAGAAGGGCTTGCTAATCTTAGTAACGCAGGAACTTTTATAAATATGGAAAGCGGTCAGGTAAGTATTGGCACCTACGTAGGAGAAGGGGTCGAAAGAAAGCTATCAAATAGCCCAGAACACCACATGACTGTTAATCAAATGAGAAACAGGTATAAGCAACAGTACGATAAGTTTGATTTGAATGGAACAATGACTCTAGAGGCAGATAATGTTGCTGAGTTTACAACAGCTATAAGGAATGCAGGTGGAGAAAACTATGTAGGAACTATAGAATCACTCCTAGACCCTACAAAGAGAGGACGTGACGAAGACGGTGCTCTGACTGATGCAATAAGTGATTTTGAGAAGTTTGAAAAGGAGATGATTGAGAGTTATACTGGTAACGAATACCATTCGTTGTCGATACTTACAAACAGCTTAGTGTTTGATAAAGACAGAAACAGATACTACCCAACTCTTGACCCAGCTCTTAAAGGTAAGGTGAAGGATGGTAAAAACTACGTTCTAGTAAAGGATGATGGAAGTGGAACAATAACGGTTGATATGACCACAGACCAAAATGCAGCTGTATTCAAAACCGCACAAACAAACTTCAGAAATAAACTAGACTACAAAGAAACAAAGAGCGTTTACACGGAACCTAGAAAAACTGATACGACAAAAAATAATACTAAGATTGAGAAGGCTGAAGATGAAATTGTAAGCTCATGGAACACGTTGTACTATGGAACTAACGAACAAAAAAGGACTGCCATAACTAACCTACTAAACTCTGATTTAGCTAAAGGAAAAAGGAATGATGGTTCAGACAGTATACTAGCTATTGACATAACTAAAACTGGTGAAATTGAGGTTACTTATAAAGACTCAACTCTTAACCAAGTTATTCCTTATGACGCAGAGAATATAACGCTAGAAGATTGGGCGAGGTTAGGTAACTTTGTGCATGGCGTAGATGATATAGAGACTGTTATGGGTCGTGGTGGAGGTACAGGTGATGGTGTTAGAAGACTATCGCAGGGTGTTATTAAAAACGTTTTTGCTAACAGACAAGGGCAATCAACAACAGAAAGCCAGGGTGATGCCTTTAAAAGAATACTAGAAACGAAGTTTGATACCACCACAGAAGCTGCCATAAAGAGTACTGCTGTAACCGATGCGGATGATGCTAACGATAACTTTGTGGTTAAGTTTACTGACAGTATGCCAGCTGGATTCAACCTTGAAACACGAAGCAATACAGGCGCTACTAGAGGTCAGGTCGTTAGGGTTAAATACAAAACCCCTAAAGGTATAACGGTTTACTCTGAAGATATTAACATAACGGGTGGTAATTCTATGCAAATGCTAAGAGACTTCATTACAAAGCAAAGTGGAACTGAGGAGTCTATGGTGCAGCAGGCGTTATACATTAAGAACAACGGAGGAAAAGCTTCAGGTGCACCAACATATACAACCAGACTTGATAGAAAAGGAGTTGGTTCAGCCTACAACACTAAGTAATTAAAATTAAAGCATGTTAAACATAGATAAAGAGCAGTTAGAGCAGTCACACAGAATGTTTGTGTCCACGGGATACGATGGAACCCTTGAACAGTTTTCAGAGCTAATGAAGAATAATCCTGCAGCATTGAACGATATGTTCGGCCTTTATGTAGAGGCAGGCTATCGCGACTCAAAGGATGCTTACGCAGAATTGATTGGAGCAAAGCCTCCAGCTACAGTAAAAAAAAAAGTCGTTACGGAATCCAGTGGGGAAGCTGGTTCTTTGGATTCGTCAGAAACTGACGGTTCACCAATACAAAATCCCACTGAAGCTGAGCTAGAGGAACTTCTTCAAGCTCCCAGCACACAAGCGCAGGAGCCTATAGGAATGTATCCTGACAGCAGTGAGGTGGACGCTTATAGGCAACAAGAAATTGACAGTGCTGGTACTGCAATTGAAGAATTCAGAGCAGAAAATGAGATTTACCAGCAGCAGAGGCCTGAGGACATGGCTAATTTCCTGGCTGAAGAACAAGAGCAAAAGAATCTTGAAGCAAAGCAGAGGCAAGACAGCTTGTTACTTCAACAAGAAGGCGATGCTTTTCAGCAGGACCTTTCAGTTATTAATACTGAACTTATAAAACAGGATGAAGAGACTGCAATTGCTTTACTAAGAGATAGGTTTCTAAAATACGGATTTACATTTGAACAGACAGGCATGGGGGATGCTATTATTGTTTCAAACTTTAATGGAACAGCAACAGAGACCATAGACCTACAGCCCTTTATGTTATCGTCTGAAGTACTAGAGTCTAAGAAACTAAAAGACTTTATAACCAACAACGCTAAGCAAGAGTACCAAGATAGCGAGCTTGAAGACCTTGCCTTTCAATCAGACAAGGCACAGAATCTACGTGTAGCTCCAAGAATAAACGAAGACGGAACTGAGTCTACAGTTCTTATGACTGACTACGAGGCTAATGGTAGATTTTATGCTATCCCTACACTGTTTCCTAAGGACCCTAGTTTTTATGGAAGCAAACCTAAGGACTGGATGGAGCTTGATTTTGAAGAAGCTAAAAAGTTAGCTGAAGAAAGAGGTGAAGTCTTTGAGTTTAAAACTGCAGAAGAAGCAGCTAAGTTTGCTGAAGGTTCTTGGAAAGATACTCACGCAACAAACGTAATAGGTAAACAATTATATTCTGAAGCTGGCTTAAACTTTACGGCAGAGGATGATAAGTATCAGCAGTACCTAAAAGCTAGAGACACTAGAATTTTTTTAGACGAACAGGTAGATGATTTGGGCAGGGATTTAATTAGTGAGCTGACTCCAGAAGAAAAAGAATTGTACGGTGGTTATTATGTAAGCGGAGTGCTTAGAGACGATGCTTCTCAGGTTGCAAAAGAGCAGCGAGAAATAGAAAACGAACTATACCTTGAGGTTAATACCGAAGAAAAAATTAAGCTCAGAGAAGAGTTTGACCTTAAGACACACAAAAAATACGAAGCATTATCCCAGAAAGCAGCCAAAGAAAATAGACAGCTACTGTTTGCTCAGGACGAGCTAGAGGTTTTGTCTTTAAAAGAATTTGGTGTACCTGTCAAAGACCTATACAATGTCGTACCCACAAATGAAACACAGGCAGAGCTAATAGACGACCTTAGGATACAGGCCAAATCAATAAACGTAGAGAGACAGCACGCTGCTGATTTATATGAAACCTCTAAAACTTTTTACAGCGCTAAGTATGACAAATCAATAACCCAGGATATGGAAGATGGCGCGTCTGCGGTTTACGGAGAGCTCCGCGCTGGGCTAAACGATGGAAACGCATCTGAAGTTATACTTCAGCTAAGCACAGGTATGCCTTTTGATTTTCAAAATCTAGACATTAACAACGAAGAGGATGTTAAGAAGGCGGCTGAAATGATATCTGCATTAAAAGGAAAAAATCAAGGCAGAAAACAGTCTAGACAGTTATCAAGGTGGAACAGGGCTACAGGATTTAGAGAATCTCTTGATGCGTTTAACGCTAATCCATTTGAAACAGCTTTTGTTATGGCTATAAACTCTATAGGTATGATGCTTCCTTACGGAGCAGAACTTGTGGCGGCTAGTACGGTTACAGGTGCTGGGACTGGGGCTTTAATTGGGTCGGCAGGGATTGTTACAGGACCTGGTGGTGTAGTAACTACAGGAGCAGGAGCTGTATTTGGCGCGAGACAGGGTATGAAGACAGGTATGGCGATGACATCTTTTGCTATGGAGTATACCAATGAGTTTTTTGCAGCTATGGAGGATAAAGGCCTAGATGTTCTAAACCCACAGGATGTTGTGAAGGCTATAAACGACCCAGAGATTTGGGCAACAGCAAAAGAAAGAGGTATAAAGCGTGGTGTTCCAATTGCTCTTGTAGACTTCATAACCGCAGGCGCTGCAGGGCGCGTGTTTAAAGTTGGTAAAACAGCTTCAAGAACAAAGAAGGTTGTATCACAGGTAGCAGAGCGATTGATAGTTGACCCTGCTACAGAAATGCTTGGAGAGGGACTTGCTCAAGTTAATGTTGGTGATGAATTAGATTTTAAAGAAATAGCTGCAGAAGGTATTGGTGGTTTTGGAAACAACACATCAAGCATGATAATCAACAAGGTGATGGACATAAAAAGATTGAGTAAGATAGAGCTTGCCTCTAAGCTTACCGAGATGGATTTTATAGTTCAGGAATTGTCACAAGAAAGCGACACAAGAGTATCTGCGTGGACAAACAACATGCTTGAGCTTGGACAAATTAATGCCGACCAGGCACAGCGAATACAAAAAAACTTAGGGCTTTCTAAGGACGCAGACAACATGCTTGACTTTGGTATGGGGAAGAGCAACGAAAAAAATAAACTTGTGAAGACAAGGCTTATGCAGTTGCTGTCCGCTAAAGAGGAGTACTCTGCAGACACCAATCGTAAAGAAATATTCGGTCAGAAGATAAAAGATATTAATGCAGAGATTGCATTTTTAATAGAGAACAAAAAATTAGCTCCTGCAGAGATTAAAGCAAGGATAGAGGCTGTCTTTTCTCCAGGGGTTGAGACCACTGACACAAGAGAGGCTCTGTCTCAGTATGTAATAGATGGAAAAACTTATAGCAGAACTGAGTTTTTAAAGAAGCTTGGTAGAATGAATGCTCGTCAGCTTACCCAGTTTAATGGTAAGGTTGCCAATGATAAAGAAGTTACTAAAATATTAAATGAAAAACTAGATGCCGTTCAAATCACAGAAACAGAGGGCGTGGATGCACGCGAACAAACCGAAGATAGCACAGGAGTGGGAGAAGGAGTATCCATCGAAGAAACCCCAGGGGTTGAGACCACCGAAACGAAACAGTTAGTATTTAAAAACCCTGATGAAGCTGCTATATCTCCAGAGCAAAGAGATACTTTTGGAGATGCACACACAGACAAAAGACTTCCTGGTAAGGCAGCCATAAAAGAAATCACAGATGCTGATGAACAAGGAGTTGCGACAGCCACATACGTGAATCAAGACACAGGAGTTGTTGATGCTATAATTAGTAGCACAGACAAAAATAATTTTGTTGGATACGTTAGGGTATATGAAGATGGCAAGGCAACAAATATGTTCTCCGCTAAGATGGAGTCTACAGGAGGCGCGTTCAAGAATATGATTACGTCTGCTGAGGCTACATTACCAGATGGAGCAGAGGTTGTTGAGACCAGTTCAATATCTACAGGAGGACTAAGGTCCTTCAACAAATCTAACATGGATACTAAAGTTGATTCAGATGGTAATGTTGTCACCAGAAAAACAGCGTACAACAATGCAACAAAAGAATCTGTAGCTGAAAATTCCGAAACGGCTTACAATAATTATTCAACCACAGAGCTTGTTGAGGCTGAGGCCGAGCTGGCTAAGATTGAGGCTGCCTACCCAGGTATAACCGCAACAATAAAGAAAAAGAAATCACCTCCTTCTCCACCACCTAGACCTGGAGAAAAGAAAGTGCCAAGAAAACCTAATACCTATAGTATTGATATTGATTTACCTGTCATGGTTAAATCAAAGGCAAGCACAAAGACAACAACAGATACAAAGACAAAGGCAGAAACCATAGTTGCTGTGGCTCCGTTCTTTGATACAACAATTAAAACAGTTGAGGACGCTGTTGCCTTAAGAAAAACTAAAGAGTACCAGGCGTACAAAGAAAACTTAACAGCCATTGGCGAACAGCTTGGTGTTGAGGTTGAGATTGAAGAAGGTATCGGTGGATATAAGAACGATGCTGGCAAAGAGATAGTTGAGATATCAACAAGGGTAGTACTTAAGGACGCGTCAATAGAGCAGGCTCAAGAGTACGCTGCAATCTCAGCTGCGTTAGCTCCTGAAACTCAGGAGAGTAGCATAGCCGCAGAGTACGTAGAGGAGGGCTCTAAGGAGCACAACGGGAATGAGTATGTTCTTACCGTATCAGATAGTCAGGGTGTTATCAATGCTCTAGAGAAGTCAGGTATAACAGACTTCAGTGTCAATGAAGATACAGGGGAGGTAAGTTTCATAAACATATTTGAATTTGATAACCCAGAACTACAAGATAAAATTGGTATCTTTGTAGAAGAATTAGAAGCTAACAACATTACTTATGATAAACAAAGCTACCGACCAGTCAACTCCATCTATGTCGACCAGGGAAAAAGGAAAGAAATTCTTAGAAAGTCTGCGAGCAAACGGTCCCAAGACAGACAAACTGGGGGAGACCTTTATAGCACGCTCCTCAAAGCAATAGAGAACGACTCTAAGTTTGAGGGTGTTACTACCGAAGAATACTATTCAGGGTTTGAAGAACTCAAAGCAAGTGAGACAGCTGCAGCTCAAGAGGTTGCAGACCTAGAGGCAGACTTAGAATCAGAGTTTGAGAACGATGCCAATGTTGACTTCAAGTTAAAGGAGGAGCAGAGTAAAGAAGGATTCACAGATGTGAATGAAATTGTTGAGGCAATGTCCGAAGATACGGATGGTGCGGTTGTCGAGATAACCGAGACAAACCCTAATGCCCCTAAGATTGATGTACAAGAACTAAACGAAAGACTAAAGGAGAACGGAGGAAGACCTTTACCTATTGTTACAATAGATGTCATTGATGGTATCCCTACCATGTTCAGTATATCAGACCAGCTTAGAACTGGTAACGTAGTCAACCCATCTACAGGCAAGGTTATAAAAAATTTAAAGGGTGGCCTAGGATTTAACGGTGTGAAGGGGCATGAGAATCTTGCATGGGCAAGCATCGATAACAACACTGTCAAGGGTCAGATTTCTACAGCGACCAAGATATATAACAACAACAAAGAACTTTTTAAAAATTGGTGGGCAGCTAATCCTGAGTATAACGGATTAGTTCCTATGTCAATTGTTAAGATGGAGACAGACTCTATACTTAGCAATGAAGCTGTTGTTCGTGTAATGGCTGACAACATATCCTCGTTCCCTAAGGCTCAGAGAGTAGAGGCTTTGAATGTTTTTAGAGAGAGATTAGAAACAAAAAAAACTAAGCTACAGCAAGCTATAAAAGATGGAGTGGGTTTATCTGGTAATGCGGTAAAACCTAGTACACTTAAGCAGTACGCTGAGCAAATAAAATCTATTGAGGATGTTCAAAAAATGGACAAAAGTGTTAAGGCAAAAACAATAGACGGATTACTAACACCTAAAGCTTTAAAGAATTTAAAGGCTATTACATCAGTCAATGTAATCACAGGTAATCTAGGGTATGGTAAGCCTAACAGTCCTACTGGTAAGGCGGTAAAACCTGGGACCCCATCGAACCCTGTTGCTAAAGCACTGCTTGGTGAAAACCCTTCAGCAGAAAGCAAAGCTAAGCTACACCTTGGTTCTATTACGGATGTTCTTACAGAGCCTCAGCTTAAAAATACTCCTGTGCGCTCAGTCTTTACAATCACAGGTATTGATGTTCTTAATCCTGGTATTGAAAAAACTAATCACCCTAACTATCCTGTTGGTCCCAGAGGAAAAATAATAGGTGTTATAGAACAGCCTCAGTCTGTTCTTGAATTGTTTCCGTCTGCATATAATAATGCTGTGCTTGGTAAGGCTAATGAAAATGCAGGGAAAAATAGAAAAAGGTCAGATAAGAAAAGATTATCAGAGGTAATCCCTGTTCAAATGGGTATGACTAACAGAGAGTTCCAAGGAACTATTGTTGGTGTGACTGAAGAGGGTAGGCTTTTAGATTTTATGAATCGAAGCTTTCCTTTTGTTAATATATCTACCGACCAGGCTACTATGAACCAATTGTTAGAGAGCCCTGACGTAACAGCATACCTAAGAGGAGATACTGTTGTGTATGGTATGACTAAGGATGGTAACATCTTTATTAATAAAGATGTTCACGATTCAAAGTCTGAGCTTTACAACACAGCTATTCATGAGATGGGTCATGTGTGGGTAAAGCATCTGTCATTAACACCTAAAGGTAAGAAGATATATAAGCGTGGTGCAGAGATTGTACAACAGACTGAGCTGTATAAGAAATTACTCAAGCGTTTTGATGGTGATGTAAACAAGGCTACTGAAGAAGCAATGGCAACACTCATCGGTAACAGAGGTGAGAGCGTAGTGGATGCAAGTTTAAAGCAGCAGGTTAAGGATTGGATTACTGCGGTGTGGGATTATGTAAGACAAGAATTTAAACTGTCTAAGGACCTAACAACACAGGAGATTCAGGACCTAACAATGGATGAGTTCCTAGGTACTGCAATGGCAGATATCTTTAGCGGTAAACCTGTGAAACTAACCGATGCTCAGTTAAAAACTTTCTCGACAGAGCTAAAGGAAGCCATGCTTAAGTCTGACCAGAGTATGAATTCTATAATAGAAACTGGTAGAAGAAACGGATTCTCAGACGCATCTATTAAAGCGGTACTTAAGGGAAGAAAGTTTCCAGCAGCAGATATAGCTGCTGCTATGGAGGTAAAGGTAGATGCATTTACTCAGTTACCAGATGCGTTTGGTAGAGTTGAAAGCGGAGTACAGGATGGTATCAAGTTATTCTCTGAGGTTAGAGAAGCCTTGTCTAACTTTGCATCCAAAGGTAAGACGATGGCAGAGGTTAGACAGAAAGCTATGGACCTGATGAAAGCTAATCCTATATACCAGGCGCAACCAGAACAAACTCAGATGGAGCTATTGGTAGACTTTGACAAGACTTTAAACAGTCGCTCTAATGTTACGGTACAAAAAGAAATAGCAGCCATTAAAAACAACCTAAGGCAGCGTAAGATAAATGAGAAGAACCTTAAGGCTTCACAGACTCAGCTTAAAAACTTCATAAGAAAGTCACTACCTAAATCTAAAACATATACTCAGGCTCAAATTAACAACCTCATATCTAGGGTTGGTAAATCTACAGTTGATACATTCCAGGCAGACACCGAGTATGTTATGAATATTGTAGAGAAGCAGCAGCAGAAAATGAAGAAGGCTTTAGTTAAGGATTTGCTCAAGCTTGTTAAGTCAAAAGCCATGACCGCGTTTACGAAGTCAGGTAAGCGTAGGGCTAAAGGATTAAGTAAGGAAGGACAGAGCTATTTCAGTGCTGTTAAGCAGGTGCTTATGGCTGATGCTGATACGCTGCTTGATATACAACAGAAGCTTCAGACAGAAGCTTTAGAAATAAGCCTCATTATAGATAAGCAGAGGCGTGAAATGCAGCGCAAGAAACGTGGGATTAAAGGAGAGACTCTTACACAGAAAGAGCAGGCTCTATTAAACTTAGCACTAGCGTTTGATACCTTTGGAGATGTTTCTAATATGAATCTTGAAGAAGTTCAAGAGCTTATGCAACAGGTTAAAGATGTTAGAGCTGAGTCCATTGCTGTGTTTAAGTCCAGAAGACTAGCAAGGGCTGAGGCTAATAGAAAAATGGAAGAGGAGGCAGACAATCAGATTAAAGATACCAATCCTATTCTGTTTGATAAAGATGGCAATGTTCTAAATGAGAATGAGCGTGACGCTAGAAAGAATGAAATACTTTCTCACTTTAGAAACTTTGAAATAGGCAAAGGGCTTTCTACCTTAGCTGAAAGCATGAAGTTTACTACGGCTAGTGAGTATATTAAAAACTTTAAGTTGATGCTACAGCACCTTGGTACCTTAAGCAATACTCTTGATAGGGTAACCAGAGGAAAAGATTTCTTTACGAAGAATGTATACGCTGCCTTGAACCGAATGGATGACATAAACAACGGAGGTGTTTTCCAAACAAGAGAGAAGCTTGATAACATTGCTAACACAATCCCTGGAATTACTAAAGGGGTAAGAGAAATTTATTCTAAACTAAACACTGGCGTTCATAAATTAAAATTAAAACGTAGTGATACTGGAAATGAATATACAGACATCTTTAGTGCAGACGAACTAATGCGTATATATGCGTTGAGTTTAAATGATATACAGAGAGCGAAGCTTGAGGCTCAAGGTATAACCCCTGAGGTTATAGAGAATATCAAAGGCATTATAGGTATAGAGGCTGTAGAGTTTACAGAGAAGTCTGTAGACTTTCTAAGTAACGAGTACTACGAAAGTGTAAACGAGGTTTACTCCTATGTTAATGACGTAAACCTAGGGTATGTCAACAACTACTTTCCAACATCTACACTTAGTGTTAACAGCGAAAAGATGGGGAAGCTACTAGATGGCGGAGACTTTAACGGAGTCTTTAATGCTGAGGCTGCTCCTGCTTTTAAGGAGAGGGTAGACACAACCTCCGATGTTAAGCTGCACGCAGGTTCGTTTACGTCTGTTCTTAACAACCATGTTGAGACCATGGAAAAATACAAGGCGTATGCTGTAGGAACACAGAGGTTAAACAATTTATTTAAGATTAAATCTGTTCAAGCTTTACTCAATTCGACTGGGGTTGACTCGGCAGTCAAGAGAGCTGTAAACTTTGCTATCAATCCAGACGCTGGTAAAGATGCGTCAGGAACTGTAAAATTTATATCCAAGCTGCAGTCTAAGTTTACAGGATTTGCCCTAGCTTTTAAAGCGGTACAAATAATCAAGCAGGCCACGTCTTTTGTAAATGCATTTGAAGACTATAGTTATTTTCCTGAAGGGTCTAAGGTTCCTCGTGTAATTAGGAAGGCTGTTGACTATCCAATGTTTATGATTGATGGTGCGGTTAACGTACTGTCTTTAGGTAAAGACTTGGTTGGAAAGAAAGGAGCTATAAGACTAGCCATGGAGATATCTCCTACATTTAGAAAGAGAATAGAGCAAGGGCTTGAAGGTGATGTGTACGGGCTAGAGTCTGGGGCTCAAACCTTTAAGAAGAAGGAGCTGACGGGAAGTCAACGCAAGAAGATACAGGCTAAGTTTAAAACAGCTGCTGCTGCACCTACTGTTATTGGTGATGTGCTTGGGGTTATGGGATACATGATTAACTATAAGCGTAACATAAAAAATGGTATGTCTAAGGCTGAAGCTCTTGCGGCTTTTAATAACTATAACCCTACTCAACAATCAAGACGGGGGACAGATAAGATTCCTTTACAGATGAATGGCAACGCATTTCAAAGGGCGTTCACTATGTTCGGTAGTACATTATTCCTTCAGATTAATAAGGTTATGTCTAGCACAACCAATATAACAAGGAGTATATCAAAAGGTAAAATGCCGCGCTCAAAAGACACAAGAGCTTTAGCATTAAACATGATGGTAGCCAACGTGTTATTTGTAGGGGCATCTAACATTGCTAAGTTTGTTAAAGGAGATGACGAAGACAAGGAGGCTGCTCTTAAAAAAATGGGTGAGGCTATGATGGGACTGAATCTTATATATCAATTACCATTTGTGGGCTCAGCTGTTGAAGGGTTTGATGTAGCAGGTAGAGCAATAGCTGGAATCAAAGGTGAAGAATATAAACAGGAAGGGCTTAGGTTTAGCGATGATGTTGTTAACCCTATAGCTAGTGTAATAGCTAAGTACAGAAAGCTTACCAAGAAGGATGTCGGAGAAGTAGAGGCCGCGCTTAGAGTAATAACAGAGATAACTATAGGAGCACAGCTTGACCCTTTCATTGGGTTGTACAATTTGTTTGGTGGTGAAGACGAAGAAATGGATGACGCTACGTATGACGTGATGGGTATCTCTCCTTCTTACAGACCAAAGAATGAAGGCGGAGAAACATATACACCAATGAGTAAGACTAAACTGAAGGCGATGTTTCCTGAAATGTATAAGGATAAGTATGGTCCTGGAGGAACAATGGAAGAAGTAGAAGAAGTAAAGTCAGATATTAGAAAGATGAAGAGAGACTTGAAGAAAGAAATATATGAAGACTTTTAACTAATAGTGTCTGGCATAATTAAATGTCTTTTGTTTTGGGTACATTACAACAAGCTCTGAGCTTAGTTCTGATGTGCCCTGCCAAGACACTGTGCCTGATATAGAATTTATTTTACCGTACATAATACCATCAAGACAAGCCCATATTATAACAGGGTTTAATCTTTTAAGGGATAGCTTTGATAGATTGTTTAGGCTAACCTGCAAGGGATAGCAGGATTTAATTTCTTTATCTGTAGGTATTACTAAAGCGAATGCTATTAAATTACCCTGCTTATCATACACCCTGTAGTCTACATCGCTAGGCCCTAGGTTTTTGTGCGAGCCCTCAAACCTTTCAGTAAACTTTAGTATTGCTTTATCTTTTTCAGACATTAGAATATGTGGGTTAGCCTTGCTATCTGACCATGTACTTTGTGGTGTATAAATGCCTCAACTCCCTCAACCGCGCCAGTGTATCCTTTCTTGTGATGCCAGGAGTCTGCAGTGCTTGGACTCCTAAGACTCTCAACGGTACATCCAATAAAATCTTTACTTGTTTTGTGGTGTACGTGGTGTGTATAGAAATATCTTTTAGTACAGTCAGTCCAGTCCCTGCTCTCGTGAGCCATAAGGCTTGGAAGGTCTGCGGACTTTGCACCATCTCCATGTGTGGTTCCAATTAAATTATTATGATACCTAAAGTATTTTCTGTGAGCCATAGTATTATCAAACGTAATATTTTTACAGTGTCTGAAATGGCTTTCGATTGTCTGAGCTAACATGAAGCCGCTTATGTAATCGTGATTGCTTGGGTTAAAGGTGAAGTGAATATCAGATATTGATAACAACAATTCAATAACATCAACGTAAAGTTTTTTAGCAACTAAAAAATTCTCATACCACATCCCATCTGTATCCTGAGGTGTGCCCCCTGTTGTTTGTCTCTTAGGAGAATCAATATGCAGTATGTCGTTGCCGCCTATGAAGTTAATCATATCTATATCAAACCCGTTAGATGATTTTAATATACCATTGACTCCGTTCAAGACTCTTTGTACTGCTATCTGTGAATTATATTCCTGGCCTGTCTCTAGCCTTGAGCAGAGTTTACCTATGTGTATGTCGGCTGGGTCCAGCACCATGAGGTGTCCTGACTTAGATTTTTTTCTCCTAATTTTTTTATACTGAGGAGAGTGCTTGTCAAGTTCCTTGATTAGCTTCTCAACAAAATCTTTTTGTTTCTGTGTTTGGAAGTTAGGGTTCTTAACGAACAAGCTTGCCTTGTCACTCTTTAACCAGGCGTGCTTCACTGTGTCTACGTCAATGCCGCTTGCCTCAGCCGCTTTCTTTAGCCCCCTATACTCTTCTATTATATTTAACTCATCGTCCTTTAGCCTAAGCCTATTGGTCTTTAATTTTTTTTTCATGACTGCTGTTTTATAAATCATCTTCCATAGAATCAATCATATCTTTTAGCTTTAAGATTAATTCTTTAGAAATTTTTTTACAATGGTTGTAATCATGGTCTATTAAAGACTCGTAGATTTCATCGCATGAGTCGTGAAGACTGTTCGTTAGGTTGTTAACGTGTTCTATTCTTCTTTTCTCCAGCGAGGTGTTCGGGTTCATTAGCTTCTGTCCATTGCAATTAAAAAATCATTACCGATTTTATAATCTAAATTTTTTATTGCCCTATATATTTTCCTAGAGTTTTTACTAGCGGTAGTTCTTTCCTTAGAACTAGAGTCAAGCCCTAGGTTTGTATACATATAACAATCTATCCTTAAAAGCTCATCAATTTTTTTACTTGTGTTCCATGATGTAAAGCTTATAATCTTTTCTATGTCGTTAACTGTGTATTCCATTTAGGTATGTGTTAAGTTTGCGTGTAACTTGTTTGATGTTCTTTTTGTTTACCCTCTCATGTATCGTTTTATAAATATCATGGTAAACCTTTTGTCTTTTTATAAATATTTCATGCTCTAAATTTAGACTAGATAAATTCAAAGTTAAGTTTTTTATTTTGTTTTCCAAAGTAAATATTAAATTTTTACATTCAACCAGTGTTAATTCTTTTTCTACTCGCTGTGGTTCTGTAAACATTTTAACACATCGCTCATACAATTCATACAATTTATCGTCTGCTTTTATAACATACTTAAAGGAATTATTATAATGTATAACTGTGGCGTGATGCTTGTCCAGGCTCTTGGCTGTTCTTGATAGGGTTTTATATCCCTCGTCCATAAGTATGCGGCAGTACACCATCCTGGCCTCTACCACTTCTCGCTTCCTGGTTTTCTCCATAACGTCTACGTCAAAAACTGTGTTTACTATTTTCTTAAGTCTATTTTCTCTTGTTAAGTTTGCCATTGTAATGTTTGTTTGATTAAATATAAATCTAAATACGTGTCAGAGTCTACCTCTTCTATGTCTATGTATATAGTGTTCTCTCCTTCTTCTTTTGCGTACTCAACACAGAAAAAAACTGGTTGGTCTAGGTCTTTTGTTACACCAGCAAATACCTTGGTGCTGAATCCAGTCGCAGGTAGTATGTCTGAATTAAATTCTATCTGAGAAGCTATGTCCATCGCTAAATCTTCAGGCATCTCTCTTAGTATTTCAATAAAGTTTTCGTCAACCTCGTACTCGTATTCACCCTCTATAAATCTCAGTCTGTACTCCATGCTTCTTTAATTCTTTTAGTCTATACTCCTGTAGCGCAGACACCTTTCCCTTAGCGGTTTTAACTTCGCTGAATATAACACCACAGTTGGGGGGTATAGCAACAAGGTCAGGTATGCCGTTCTTGTTTGTCTTAATAAGTTTAATAACATAATAACCCTCAGCCTCAAGCTGTTTAATTCTCTTCGCCTGTATCTGTTGTTCTGTCATTTATGTTTTATAAAGTTACTAATTTCTTTTATAGGAATAAGCACAGCCATGGACGTGTTGTTGTCACCCATTGCCTTGACACTGCCTTGTCTAAAGTATTCTCTAGACACCTTCTTAAGCAGCTGAGTTTCAAAGACATACATAACCTTGTCCTGATATTCCTTTGAGAATATTATTATCCAGTAGTCTGCCTGGGTTGTTGCTATCCCTGATGGCTTGCCTCTACTCTCGTACTCTATCGCTATATTCCCTGACCTTCCAACCCAGCTGTCTCTTTTTACCTCAATTAGTTTGTCTTTGAATAATGAATCAACAATTCTTTCTCCTTCCTTTCCTATCTCAAGGTCGTATTTAAAATCATTATTGAAGTTCATCTTTCTCTTTGTGTTCTTTGTCAGGCCATATCCTTCTTGTCATATCCTCCTGGCTTTCTTCCGAAGGCCATTCGTTTTTCTCCCTGTCCTTTATGACTCCAGGTCCCCAGTCCTCAGGCCATATCATCTTCCCTATTGACTTTCCTACTGACATTATTATCCAGGCTATAGTTAGCCAGCCAAGTGCTTCTACCATTGTATTTAATTTAAAGTTAATAAATCTTTTTTAAAGTGACGCAAGGTGTAGTCCTTTTTCTTTGTCACCGCTTTGTATATTTGTTTTTCTATACCTCCCTTAGCGAACACCCAGAATATTTTACTAAGCTTACTGTCCTTAGTGGTCATCCTATCTCGGCTCTGCCAGTAGCTTGTTGCGCTGAAGTCTATGTTGTAGTACACCAGATACTCTGCATTACGCAAACTGATTCCCTCCCTTCCGCTTACTATCTGTAGCGCTATGGTCTTGTCTGTAGAATTAAACTCGTCTATCTCTGTGCAGAGCTGGTCGCCATACACCTCCTTCAAAGCGTTTAGTTCCTGCTTAAACTTATAGAATATTCCTACCTTCATTAAGCAAAAGTTATCGTATATAAACTGAGCTTTACTTAGGTCTAGTATCATAGAGTTTCCACTCTCAAACTTTACAGTTCCGCTGTATATCTGATGAAGCTTCATCATAAGTTTCACTGGTGTGTCCGCAAGTATAACCTCGTCCTTACCCTCAACCACTAAATACTTTTTAAGTTTTGAGGTTATGTTATACGTTGCATCACTCATCTCTACCTCAAGCACCTCCTCTATAATATCGTTCTCAAACCCTGCCTCCTTCTGTGTGTAAGATATGGTGTATGGTTTCATCTTCTGAATTATAGAGTCGTGGCCTCTAGTGTAGTCCCTTATGTACATACTGTTTATCTTTTTCTCTTTAACATCTACGTAGTCATGAGAGAACTTATAGAAACTAGGGTATTGTCTGAAAGGATTCTTTGGAATACCATACACCTGGTGGTACATCTGACTGTACGACTCAGGTGTTGGTGTTCCTGACAACAAACAGACATCACAACCTGTCTTGCTTATAATAGTTCTAACATCTTTAGCTCTCTTGTTGGGCTTGGGAAACGCACCCATACCATGGGCTTCGTCCAGAATAATCAAGTCCCACTTTATGTTGGGTAGCTTGTGCATACTCTCGTAGTTTATAACAAACAAAATAAAAGATGTGGGGCACATCATATCGTTGTCGTGTGTTATAGAACTGATAGCCTTCTTCTTTGTAAGGAACAAAACATTTTCGTACCCCATCTTCTCTGCTATACCCAGGCTAGTCAGGGTCTTACCTGTCCTAACCTCCATTGCTAGATAAAGAAATCCTTTTTCAGATATTATCTTAACCCCGTCATCAATAATTTTTTGTTGGTAGTCTCTAAACTCTATCATAATAGTGAGGTTTGAACGTTAACTTCGTCTGCTTTTTTTAATCTCATCCACCTACCTGTAGCATCTCTTCCCTTTTCAGGTTGAGCTCCCGTCTTGTAGACAGCATAGGCTGTAAGCCACTTATTAAATCTAACCTGTGTTATAGACAGCCTAGATTTAGGCCCGTAGTCTGGGTACTCTGATATAAAATCCTGGTACAGAGTGTTGGTGTGTATCCTTGAGTCAATATATATATTAGCGCTCATCTCACTCCCAGCTATTAACCCTAGCCACTCTATGAAATCATGTGAAGACTCCGCAGACAGCTGTCGTATCTTAAGGTTAACAAACTTACTCTTGACTAAGCCTGTCTTTAGGTATCCCATCATACATCCCACCATGTAGTTGTCAAACTTGCACCAGTCCTCATCGTTCCAGTCTCCAAACATTAGCTTACCGAACTCATCTATAGGCGTATAGTTTTTATTGTAGTGCTGGTGTAGTTCAAGCTCCCACTTTCTACGAGCAAAAGAATTACCTGCTCCCTTGATGGCGTAGTTAGTTGTGATTGCAATCTTAGGTGACTTACTAAACGGAATTTTTATTGCGTCCTTGTTTTTCTTTTCAAGCGTAAGTCCTTCTGTTACCACAGAAAACAATCTCTCAAAATCAAACCCCTTTTTTACATCATCGAACACAAGTATCTGTGTGTCAGCTGACACAAGTTGGTAGGCAAATGCTCTTTCAAAAGTAAAAGACTTTCCATCTATCGTTACCACCTTCTTCATTTTCTGTAGCGCGTTCATAAACAATCCTTTACCTGTCCCTCCCTCTGGGTTGTCACTTATAACCTCATCGTTTAGAATTATTGCAGGGCAGTAAGATAAATTCTTGTACCCATGCATTAGGAAACCGATTGTAGACTCCATTGATTTTATTCTACCATCATCAGAAGCACATACATTTTTTATGAATTGTTTGTAGTCGCAGTCACCTACCTCACACCTGTTGAAGGCTCTGTCTATAACGTGGTCTTTCCAAACAAAACCATTGAGGTCTATGTAGTCTATTATCTCTACATCTTTCTCTGTCACCTTGATAGCACAGTTCTTATAGTACAGGTATGAGGTGGTCTTATTGTCCTCAACAAAGTAGATGTCAATCGTTGAGAGAAGTGTCAGGAAATCCTCTCTAAAGTACCTTACCTGGTCTGCAAAGTGATTGTATATTGACGCATCGTCCAGCTCTATAACGCTGTTTAATACAAAGTCTTTTATATACTTCTCATCTGTGTGGTCAACGAGGTTGTTGGTTACCTTAACAAACACATAGTTCTTACTACCCTCTGGGCTGTACTTATAAAAGCCATTGTCCTCAAGGAACTGCTTGAATAGTATATGCACTATCTTTATTACACCCTTGTCTGACTTAGTCCAGAATTGTTTCTGTTCGTTCTCCTCCTCTACCCTGTTGAGCACAGCCTCTATTACTCTTGGCTCTATGTGGCTCTCTTCAAGCTGTGATTTTATTTTCTTTTTAGACTCTCCTCGTCTCAGCTTTACCCTTATGTTGTTAACTCTTTCCTCGTCTTCATAGTACTTTGTCCCATGGTTTTGTGTCTGAGCATAGGCAGAACTTATTGTCTGGTTTATCTCTGTCTCTGTAAAGTCTTTTGTTCTGTAGTTCTGCAGCACATATCCAGCTAAAGATTTATTAATACCGAAGTCGTTAAACGCTGAGGCTAGTATAAAACAGTTGTTGTTTCTCTGCCCCTCAACCATTGGGTACTTCTTTACCCACCACTTAACAAGTATTTCAACCACCTTGTTCTCATCAGTGATTGGAATGGTTGGCATGTCCAACTTACTATTAACCTCTGTGTATTCCTTTTCTTTAATCTCCTCCCATACACTAGAGTTTTTGTTTACGTATACCAACGGGTCGTATGACTCGTAACATACCCTTGATATATTTTTACAGGTAGTATCAAAGTGTGGGTTGTTGAAGTGCATCTCAAGACTATTAAAATAGTTTACATGATTGTCAATGTCCTGAGGTATTTTAACCAGAGCTTTTAATCCCTTACCTGATGGAGATATAAAGACTGAGTATACAAAATTACTTTTTGTTAGCTTCTCTTTATCTGTTAAGAGTTCTTTGTTGTTTTCATACCCATCAAAGTCTAGGCATATAAAACCTGAGTGCTTAATAATAGATGAGTCGTTGCGTTTGTTAAACGTACCAGAGAAACATATTGCTGGAAGGTTTTTCTTTAGCTCATTCCTTTGTGACTTGTCCTTCTCTGTGCGGATTCTTTTGACTAGGTCTTTTGATGCACCGCTTTTTATTCTGTCAATAATAAAGTCCAAGCCCCTAAAGAAAGGGGTTGAGGTCTCTTTAATGTTCTGAAAAATTGTGATTTCTTTTGCTGTCATGCTGTGTTTGATTTAATTGTGTCGAGTTTGTGTCGAGTTTGTGTTGCTTAAGTAACTGATTATCAGTGTCTGTGTCGATAATGTTATCTTTCTGGTCTCGTATAGGGAATAAAAATAAATAAAAGCATTGAATAATAAACCCTATATGGTAAAATATATTAGCACAAAAATTTTGGGGCGCTGTTACACACCCCATTATTTTTAGAAGGGTACGTCACTCTCATCTAAATGAGTTTTGGTTACCGCCTCTGTTTGCTTTGGTTCAAAGTTGTCAACAAACATGTAAGGATTTCCTGCCTTACTTTCCTTGATACCTACATTTACCCAACCGTTTTTTGAGTTGGCTTTTAAAAATGTGATTGCGTCATCAACCTTGATACTTAAACTTCCTAGTACAAAATCTTTTTGATTAGGATGTTTCTTTCTGAATTTGAAACCGTCTGCGAATACAATTTCATCTGTGTTTACTGCCATAATTAATGGTTTAAAATATTTATTTTCTGCTCCAATGTTTCTATTGTGGCTATGATAATATTATCCTTAGCCTTTCGTGTGACACAGCTCATCGGAACTTCAAGCCATATCACATCCTTACTTCTGTATATCTCCTTGTACTTTTTAAGGAGCATCTCTTTAAACCTCATCATAAAAATAGAATTGGTTTATATCTTCCTCTGGCATATCACCATAGAATTTTCTGTACTGCGCAACAGCCTTGGCAACCTTCTGCTCACCACGTTCTAAGCTCTCGTCACTTACAGAGTACATGCCTATCATCTTAGTTGTCTTGTCCACAACTAAAAACACAAGGGGCTTTCCAAAAAGCTGTTGATATATATAAGCTTGGCTGTCGTAATTATAATCACGAACACTCCACTTAAACTTATCTATAGCGCCTGTTGTTTTGATATCAAAAATATATTCTGAGCCTACAATATCTGCCTTGCCCTTCCACATTTCACCATGTATTTCTTTTATCATAGGCACCTCATACTGAACACCTTCTTCCTGTATCAAAGCCCTGATGTCCTTCACATTGAGCATACTTTCAACTAGGTCTTCCATCATTAGCTTCTCCTTTGTAAGCAGGGCTATCTCTAGATTGTTTTCAGCAATGAATTCTTTGTAAGCCTTGCTGTTCCTGGAGGCTAAGTCTACGTGTGGTGTGGCTGCCGCCTTCTCTGGTTCCAGTATTAGCTGGTGAAAGTATCTGCCTACAAGAAAGTTTTTGTTGTCCTCTCTTGGTTTCCTAAAGTTCTTAGGATTTTTAATCAGGTCTCCTATGTCTGAGTTGGAAAGATAATTTCTTCCAACCCCTGTGTAGTACTCCTTGTCGTCTTGTAATTGTTTGATGATGTCTTTCATATCTATATTGCTTTTGCTATTTCTTTTTTAACTATCGTTGACATTTTATATTTTTTAGTCAGCTGTTCTCCAATAACCTTAAGACCTTTGTCTTTGTTGTCGACTACATACTTCATAACTCTATCCCAATTATCATCTCCTATCTCTAGGTTTATGTGCGTCACTGTCGTTTGTAAAGAAGGCTTAGTTTGAGCTGGCTTCTTAGCTGCTGGTCTGCCTGTTGTTTGCTTTGCCTCACCGCTAGGTAAGTCCTCTCCAGCATACACATAAAGTCCTAACCCATGTCTTGCGATAGCCTTTGTTAAGCTACGCTGTATGGTTTTGTTTACGTCAACAGACGATAGCTTATCCAGAAGAATAGAATTGTTTCTGAAGTCCATCACGGGTAGGTATTCAATATGTTCTATACCCTCGATAGTTACACCTGTTTTTACCCATGCAGACCTGATGTCTGAGTGGTAGAACATCCCGTCTGCATCCTCATAGATAGTGTACGTTGCGGTAGGGTAGTTCTTCTTTACCTCTGCCCACGCCCACGCCCATGATAGGTACGTTAGGTTGTTCTTCTTTTCTACCTTGTCATTTACATTGATAGAGTTCAATGTCTCGAAAACTGATTTTGCTTTACTCATAATTGTTTAGTTTTAAATTAATTTTATTATACTTTTTTAATAATCTTTCTCTGTGATTTTTTAGGTGCTTAATTCTTTTAGGGTTCTGCTTAGTGTTCATCTCATCCTTAATCCCTAGCTCAATCGTGTCGAGCTTTGCCTTATAAGTATTTACACATAGGCTATACACCCCGTATCTCCAGCCCTTATCAATGAAGACCTTCTCCTCTTCGTGAGATATTTTCTTATAATAATCTCCACCAAGAGATACGTTCTGTATCACTACATCACCCAGCTCCTTGTCTTTGGTTATCTTACAACCGAGGTACAGCAATGAGTCGTATCCATATCCGTCTAAACTGACAGACATCCTGTCAATCGCTGCCTCCTGAAAAACATTCTCTAAATTATTACACATGATTTTATTGTTTTAATTATAGACATCAAGTCTTCATCGTGCTCAGCTCTTTGTCTTATTAATTTTATTCCATGTATAATTGTAGAGTGACCTACGCTATACCCGTGGTCTGCCATGTACTGCTTTATATATCTAACACGCATAGGTCTTTCGGAGCATAGATAGTACAGCATCTGCCTTGCGTCTACTATATCTCTTCGCTTGCTCTTGGTAAATATCTCGTCTTGGTTGACATCATACAGCTCAGATACCTGAGACTGGTACTCTTTAAAAATTGAATAGTGCATTTGATTTTAGTTTATTTATTAGTATTTAATGAACTGCAAATTTACAGAATGTTTATCAATAGTACAACAAATTGACATTAATTTATCATAACTCCAAGAACATCTTGGCTCTTGTCCACCAATGTATTTGCCTGAACTCTTCCTCTGTAAATATATGAACTACGTTGTCTTGGTCTATGACCGAGTGTACCCCTGAGGGTAACACCTTGTGCTGTTTTATCTTCATTGTATCTTATTGTTTTGAGCGTTAATAATCTCACCGTATGGAGCCTCTGTCTTCCATCTCCTTGCCTCCTGTAAATCAAAGGTGTACCTAGTCCTGACTAGGATACTGTCCTTAGAGTTAGAAAGCTTTACTTTAAATAGCTGGTCTTTTACCATGGTCTCTTGTGTTTAGTTGTTAGTTATTATATGATATCCCCCTTCGTTCTTTCTGGTATCAATAGTTTTAGGCAGCGCCTGAAGGTATCTCATCCTTCTTGTTATCTGTTCTACAGACATCCAGCTATCTACTCCGCCAAACTCTCCCCTTCTATCTGTCACCGTACTCATAACCTCAAAGCTTGAGAACCCATTGCCGTAAAGAAACTCATGTCCCCCAACAACAGATATAAAAGTTCCGTTGTCGAACTCCATCCTTGATGCCCAAGCCTTAGGGAATACCTTGTGGCTCTTAAAGACTAGGTCTTTAAAGGTGAAAGGCTTTTCTTTTATTGACACATCGCCTAAGCCTAGGTCGTTGTCGTCTATCCATTGACCGCACTCTCTTCTGGAGACGCTTTTAAAAAGAACGTCTCCTGTTGCGTAACATATTACTTCGTGTTTCATATCTGTTTGTTTTTATATTGATTTGTAAAGATTTGTTAAGTCGTCTATCCTGTCGTCTGCAAATTGCATGGCTTCCTCTCTACGTTTTTTTGTTAATCTCTTGATGCCGTTCTGTTCCTTGTAGTCTGCAAGGTGCATGTCTATCCTGTCCTCAAGCATGCCATGAATTAGTATCTGCATGCATGAGCGAAACCTGTAGGACTCCCACGTTCTGTTGATGTACTTTACTTTTCTTTGCCCCATGTACATGCCGTTCATGTAAAGCTTAGAGATGTGTCCCCACCCTCTGCTGTTGCTGTACCCCTCGTTCTGTATGGTGTACTCTCTTCCGTTAAATTTTCTTGTGTGTAACATAGTCTATTTGTTTTGATTAATTAATTTTTTTACTGCTTGCTCAGGTGTCATAAGGGAAACATCATGCATCCCTGAAACTACCAGCTCTTTCTCTTCGCATGCTTTCTCTTCGTTGTAAAACAACTGACTCGTGTCAGGAAACTCAACAACAATACACTTTAGGTATCTTCTTCTGCCCCAGTATCCATGGAAGTCTCTGTTAAAGCTGGTCTGATAAACCTCTTTCTTAGATATCGGTAACCCAGGGTACATCTCCTGTAGTTTAGCCAGCACCTCTCTGTAGTTTACATTCTCTACCAAGCTCTTGTTTATCAGGGCTTCCTTTTCTCTGTTGTACTGTCTAGCCATGGCTATGAAGGTGTTAAGCTTAACCCTTCTGCCTGTATCCTGTATCACGTAAGAGTGGTACATACCCCTGTCATCAGAGTATATAAGGTCAATTATATGTTCTTTTCTGCGTAGCACACCGTCATTAGTATTCGTGACAAGAGACCTGAGCCCTAACGTAAACTCAGGTAGGCTGTAAGGTATGTCTGTAACATCGTCTTTATCCTTCATCCAGAAATTTATTGAACACTTACAGGGCTCTTTGGTAATTGATGGGTGTGCCCAAGCAGTAATGTATACGGGGTAAGAGTCATCAGATAATCTACCAGAAAACTCCTCATTGCTTAGGTTACTTACGCGGTCTCTTACAACCAACTCTTCAGGCTTCACAGCCCCGTTGTTTTTCTCAGGCTCCCAGACAGTTGTTCTTTTATCCTTTACTACAAGGTCTACAAGCTCGTTGTGTATCCTTACTCCGCTTTTGTATACCCTTATCTTTCTTTCGCAGTACTTGTCAACATTGCGCTTAACCATGCTGTTAATCTCCTTTCTTACATGGTCTGACTCAGCAATTATTCTTTGGTCTACTAGCGCCTCGTAAAGCCCTTTCCCGTTGGTGTCTACATTGGCTTTAATGGTTTGCTCAATAGCCCCTGTACTCACAGTAAAGGTTACCTCTGCGTATGATACTTTTTTCTCCCAGCTAATGTTTTCCATGTATCTGTAATCTAGCGGTGTGATGTGTTTGATGCTCATAATTTTATTTTTTTAAATTTAAACTGTTAGATAATTCTTTTATAGCATAATTAAGGTTATGCAAACTTGCCTCACAAGACTCGTCATCTGGCTCCCAGCTCCCGTCTTGTAACATTTCTAAATCTTCCTGTACTATTTCTAGTCTTTTTACTATCTCTTGTATTACAATTTCTTTCATAACTCTATCTGTTTAATTGATTAATAAATTCTACTACTGATTGGAAGATGCCATCCCTATCATAAAAACCATCCCTATCTTGGCTTTCACTTAACCATTCTAATGTTGCGTTTATGCTCCATGATTTTGCATCTGATATTTTCTCAACCACAGGCATAAGCCAATCCCAAGAGGTGTCGTAGGGTAGGTGCGGTTCTTCAACCTCGACACCCATAGGGAACATATCATCTGCGTCAGTATAGTAACATACCCCCTCTTTGATTGATAGCCCCATAAATTCTGCTATTAGTTTATTGTCTTTCATAATTTTAGTTGTCTAATTGATTAATAAATTCTACTACAGCTTGATACCTTACGTCTATATCATTAGACCTTAAGCAATCATCAAAGTATCCTATCAGCGATATATTATCCTCTAGGTATTTGTCAATTTGTTGACATACAGGCATCAGCCAATCCCAAGAGGTTTCAAATTTACTCAATGATTTAATTGAATGTGTCCATTCTCCATTATTGAAACTTTTTTCATCTGAATATTTCATACCCATAAATTCTGCAATTAGTTTGTTGTCCTCTCTTGAATTTAATTCAATTTCATCAGTGCAAACGTGTTCCATAATATCGCCGTCATTATCTACGATATCATAACAACACCTGTCACAAGTTTTATACTCTGTTTGATTAATAAATACTTCGTCAAGGGTGTATCCCTTCTTTGTTCTGCACACATACGCAATAAAATTACGCATGTGTTTGTCGTCTGCAAACTCTTTGGTGATGTACCAATCTGTTGCTTTGTCTGTCTTAAATTTTAAAGTTCTTTCCATAATTCTAGTTGTTTAATAAGATTGTTTGTAGTGTTACGGCTGTGTGTGGCACAGGAGTCTGCCCCCCATGAAACCCAATTATTTTGAAATCATCCTGACCGTTGTGGTACTTTACATCTACGCACTGATTGTACATCACGCTGAAGGTGATTAGCTTACCGTTGCTGGTCTTTATGCTGATGGTCTCCTTCTCTTCCTTACACTCGATGTAAGTGTGCTTAAACTGTGCGTTAAACACTGCAAAGCCCTTCACCTCAGCTATGATTGTGTTAAGCCCGTGCTTAAACTCATCATCTACTGTACTGTCGTAGCTTAGTATGTTCCCAAAAAACTCTAGGTCAAGGTCTGACTCTGGGCTGTTGATGTACTCAACAAACTCCCTAAGGTTTCTGACCGTAGCGGTGTAGTTTAGATTAACCTGTACGTGATACCCATTTCTTGCTTGGTATCTTTCCATCTTGTTTGATAATTTGATTGTAGTCTTCATAGTATTTGATTTGATTAATAGCCTCCAGAGGAGGCTTTCATGCAATTAGCAATCATCAGTTAACCTTTATAGCTCTATCTCATTATTTTTTAAAGCCTCCAGAAGAGCGTCTCTGTTGCTGCCATCTGCCCTGTTCCATGCCAAGGCAAAGTCTTCTGTGCATACAGCCCTCATGAAGCCTCCTAGCCCCTCCAGAAGCCTAATTTTGGAGTGGTACTTTTCTATGCTGGTGTCTTCGTCCAGCATCTCCATTGCGTCATTGTAACACACCCCGTTTTCAGAGTAGTTAGCGATTGCTACCAGCATTGTGTAGTTTTTGTATGATGCGCCTAGTGGCATAAAGCCCTGTCCGTATCCTTCTTTCAATTTGATTTTAGTTTTCATAGTTTTATCTGTTGTTAATTAATTCATAAGTTTTAATGCCCAGCTTCTCTGCGCCCTGTCTAAAAAAATAATTTTTAAATGATATCCTACCTTCGTCTAGTAGCAGCTTCAGGTAAGCATCGCTGTTGTTTTGTGCTTTCATAGTTAAAATTTTATATAAAATGATATATCTTTGTTCATTAATTCACTTAGGTCGTGATACTTAGTACTCTCCTTGGTTTTAAATCCATTTTGGAAAACAGTATACTTATACCCCCTATCAATGAAAGTGTTGCTGCCAAAAAATGAGGCATCATGTAGTGCTACATTGTAGTTGTTATCTCCAATAATTCCAGATGACTCTACTGCTCCCGTTAGGTCACATACTTTAAATTTTAATTTCATAATTAATCGTGTTGGTTAGATACAGGCAGCAGTATTGCTCTGCTCAAGGCTGTCAACAGCGCCTGTGATTACTACTCTTACTTCCTTCGTACCTCAAGTGATTGAGTGTCAGGTTGGACACCATTATTTTGACTGCACTAGAGTGGTGAGTAGTGTTACTCTTCTAATTGATAAATGTCTTCCCAGCCATCGACTGCGTTATTGTTGTATCCCCTTGGCTTCTTGTATGGCTCTGGTTCGTAAGGCTCTACCCAAAAATCCTGACCAAATTGTTCTCCCCATCTTTCGATGCAATCATTAGCCTCTTCCTGTGCATCTGATGAGTTTTTAAACCCATCTTCCTGTGTTACGTTAAGACCAAATTGGTCTATTGTTACTACTTTGTACATTGTCATAGTTTAGTTTTGTTTGTTTAATACTCTCTTTACAGCCGCATAGAATTTAGCCTCATTATCATAGTATAGCGGTGCTCTATTAGATGCAAACCCATCAAGGTCTTGATTAATTCTCAATTCATTAAGGTTAAACCAATAAGTAACGCGACCTAGCTCTAGCTTACCGTTTTGATTTCCTTTAGCAAACGTCTCTTTGATGTTGTTTAAACTTTTCATAGCTCTAGTTGTTATCGTTTAGTAATTCTATTAGCATTTTTATCTTTTTTACATCGTTTTCAATAGACTCAAGCGTGTACAGTACGTTGTTAGCCTTCATGTACTCTATGGTCATCTCCTTCTCAAATGCTGCTGGTATCATGCCCGTGTCGTTGGTAAGCTTTCCCTTTGCCTCTGCTGTGTCCCAGCCGATTGTTTGAAATGTCTTAGAGATTTCAGTTAAAATGTTTGATTTGATACTCATAATTCTAGTTGTTATTTGGTTAATAGCCCCTGTACGGGGCTTTCATGCAATTAGCAATCATCAGTTAACCTGATTTTAGTGAGCAAAGCTGTAGCTGTACTCTGTTCTTCTGGAGAGCATGATACGTCCGTTGTTCTGGATGTACGGTCTGCCGTGCTTGTCAAATTTGATGGTTGATAAATTGTCTTCGTTGTAGTAGTACTGAGCTAGTTTTTCTAGGTTTGTCATAGTGATTAATTTCTTAGTGCAAATGCAGCACCGTTAGCAAATTCGATTAGGATTGTGTTGAGTTTTTTTAGCGTTTTTTTCATAGTGATTTATTTTAAGAAATTTTTGATTTGGTTTTTAAAAAGTAAAGCTGCTGTGATTATCACAAGAGCTAGGATAAGTAAAGGAAAGTAAGCCATAGGTATTGAATTTAATTAAGTTAGTACAGGGGGGGTGAGTCGAACACCCCTATCGTTCCAATCCCTGTGGTGGTAATCTACTTAAGCCCAGCGTAAGCCTCCAGCTCTGACCAATCATCTGCCCTGTAATCAACCTCATTAGCATCCTCATGCTTTGAGATTAGGTCTCCCATGTGGCTGGATACAGATGGGTGCATACTTGAGGCGTACATTACCTGTCTGCCGTTTGAGTTTGTTAGCCTCATGCTCCATGTACGAACACCTTGCTGTAGTACGTTCAGGGGGCATACAGCTACGTTCTTCCTGAGCGTCATGGCGAAATGCTTAGTGCTTACTTTCACCATGTACGTCCCAACCTCGGTAAGCTTATCTATCTTCACCTCAGCGTCATTAAGCATTGTAGCTAGTATTCTAAACTCATCTTTACATTCCATTTGTTTTGTAGTTAATTGCATCGTTATTTAATTTAAAAGTTAGTCCCCAGCATGAGTGTCGCTCTCACTAGCCTGTCATCCAGATGCTGGTTATTTTGCGGTGATACCCCCCTTGGTTATCGGGCTGGCATCACCATGCTCGCACACTGCACCCCACGTCACCCTATTCCTAAAGCCTGTTACAGCTCTCTAGCTTGGCATCCTATTCGTTGATAGGCTTTGCTTAGATGGATAGGGCGCACTTGAGTTCACATGTGCTGGTCGCTATAAGTACCTGATTATCAGCGAGATAGGTAGCTTAAAGTAGCTAACTGTCTGATTATCAGTGCGTTATATCTCAAAATGTCAAGGAGCGTTTATCTCTGGTTCAAAAATAGTCTATTTAAGGGTACTACACAAGCCCTAAGGCAAAATAACTTATAACTAGCTGAGGTTCAGATACTTATTTTTGTTGTTTATATTCATTCTAAATAACAATTGTGTCAGAGTGCGTGCTTTCGCAGTTAAATTGCTTAGAGTCAGAGGCTTACGGGCATATTGTTCCCTATGCTTTGTTTAAGCTCCACCAGATAGCGCAGAGGTTAAGGCGCATCTCTATGCACCTGAGAGTCTTTGTTGGGTAGGATACGGGATATGTGGGGGTATGGGGTAGGGATTACGTGTAACGTAGGGAGGCGCGCGCTTGTACGGGCTGGGTTCTTTACGTGCAGCGCTAGAGCGCAGCCATGGGGGAGGGGCTCCAGATAAAAAGCTAAAAAAACCAGAGATAAAATCCTGAAATCATCAGGGGGGGTGCTTTTAAAAAATCACTTTCCGCTGTGGCCTCGCTGACGTAGAGTGCTATAGAACCCTTTGGTTATGCCTATCTAAAAAAATTTGTATCTTTACAAAAAAAACAGATATGATGTACAGTGACTATACAATTGCAAACGGGAGATTAATAAACAATGCTCCTGAATTAGAAAGCGGAATAAGTAAAGCTGCAAGACTGCGACAGGAAGTAAAGCGTGCGGATAAAGTTAGCATGATAGCGGAGGGTAACGAAATGGCCAGCGCTAGAATGAAGAGATTTAAGTAACTATGATTGCGTAGTGTTTGATGATTAGGCATAGCCTAAGAAGAAGGAGGGGTTGTGCCCTCTTTTTTTTGTGCCATAGTGTCAAGGCGATGTTATGTTTGTGTTGAGTTTGTGTTGAGTTTATTTAGTTAACTATTTGATTATCAGTACTAATGTTAAGAATGTTATAAAAGAAAACCAAAACGTCAAAAATTTTTAACGCAATAAACATATAATTATATATATATATATAGGGAGACCTAGTCTCAACATTGTGTGTGATAAAATTATTTACTATATTTGCATTAAATTAAATACACTTAAATTATGAATCAAGGATTTTCACCTAAGGAGCTTCGCTTCGGTAAGGACGGTAGGGATAAACTTATATCGGGAATTACAAAATTATCAAACGCAGTTAAGAGCACACTTGGTCCTCAAGGTAATACTGTACTAATAGAATCAGAAGAACATATCGGAGGCATTACTGTTACGAAAGATGGCGTGACGGTAGCTAGGTCTATTAACCTTATCGACCCTGTCGAGAACCTAGCGGTTCGTATGATGAAGGAGGCTGCTGACAAGACTGCCACCTCAGCTGGAGATGGAACGACAACGGCTATAGTATTAACCGAAGCTTTGGTTAAGAAGGGTACGGAACTTATTGGTGATGGTGTAAACAGGACAGAGGTACTGCGTCATATTAATGAGCTAACGAAAGAGGTAGTGCTTGGTCTTAAGGATGAATCTAAAAGATTGTCAAAGAAGAAGATGAGGGACGTTGCTATTATATCAGCGAACAATGACAAGGACCTTGGTACTACGATAGCTAATGTATATAAGCAGGTTGGTAAAGACGGTGTGGTTACTGTAGAGAAATCACAAACAAGTTCTACCTACTATGAAACTACGGAAGGTATAAAGGTTGACAGAGGATATTCATCACCGCTGTTTATTAATGACCAAAGGAAAGATGAGTGTATACTAGAGGATGTTTATATTATGGTATCCGATGCGGAGATAAGTAATATACTTCAGATAGAGAATATACTTAAGCCAATCATTCAGAAGAACCAGAAGCTTCTTATCATAGCTCCAACATCTGTGAATGTAATAAACACATTAGCCGCTAATGTGATGAAGAACAATTTAAAGATATGTAATATAGCTCCACCTAACTTTGGATACAAGCAGCACGAGCTGATGCAGGACATTGCTTATACTGTGGGCGCTACATATTTTTCAGAAAAAACTGGGGATGACCTTAGCATTATAACCGCTGAGGATTTGGGTCATGCTGCCAAGGTGATAGTTGGTCGTGGCTCAACAGTTATCCTGAAGGATGATTCTGATAAGCATGAGGATATAGATAAAAGAGTTAAACAACTAAAGGCCTCATGTGATATTGCAAAAACAAAACTTGAAAAAGATTTTATCATGTCACGTATAGCTTCGCTAACTGGAGGTATAGGTGTGATATATGTTGGTGGTAACACAGACCTTGAACAGAAGGAGTTGTTCGACAGGGTAGATGATGCTGTATGTGCAGTACGTTCTGCCTTGGAAGAGGGAATACTTCCTGGAGGTGGGATGACTTTATATGGATTAGGATATGAAATCTGCGAACCATGTTCACCGACAGCTGAAGAAAAGATTGCTGCCAGTATAATGAAGTATGCACTTCAGGCACCAGCTAGACAAATCATTGAGAACTCAGGGAAAGATTTTGATTCTATATATCCGAAGCCACCACTTACTGGTGAGGGTTATGACTTAAAGAATTGTAAGCATGGAAACCTAATAGACATGGGAGTTATAGACCCCCTCAAGGTAACCAGGACCGCACTTGAAAACGCTGTGTCTGTTGCTGTAACTATTCTTTCAACTAACGCTATTGTAACAATGGCGCGCTCATACGAAACTAAATAGATATGAAATGTAGTGTGTGCGAAAAAGAATTAATATGGGGAGGAGACCATAGCTATGAAGATTACGGAATGGAAGACGAAGGGATAGTATCTAACCACTCGTGTCCTAACGATGACTGCTCAGTAGAAACAATTTTAATTTATCAAACATTATGAAACTAATAGGAAGAAATTTATTAATAACAGAAGTTAAGGAAGAGATTAAAACATCTTCAGGATTATTACTATCGTCTGAAGACGTGTCTAAATTTAGATACAGTAAAGGCGTTGTGGATAATGTTGGTTCAGAAGTTAGCTGTATTAATGTTGGGGATGAAATTTATTATGATAAAGGTAATGGGCACAAGATGATTATACACGATGAGAAGTATACTCTAATACAGGAGTCTGCTGTTGTTGTGGTACTATAGTTTCTCTGGAGATATAATATGTAATGAGTAATTTAAAAACAGTTCTTCTCCTTTTGTTATTGCTTGCGTTGCCTTTGCTACTAAGTCATTTGTTTCATTATATAAAAAACAAATATTGGGATAGTTAGAGTGGTTGGTGTATCTACCTAGATATGTTTTATATTTATTATCCATAGAAGCCATTCCTATTATTTCATCCTTAGCTATATCTTTCTTAGCAAACATACCATATCCATGAACTTCAGATTGTTTACAGTAAGCTGTATGAGATTTCATTCTAATAACAGGACCTGTGTTTGATAACTCATCGAGCTCTTCTATAGTTATGTTGAGAGCATCCAGCACAGGCTGAATGTCAAACTTATTTTTTTGATTCACGAATTTCTTTATTAAGTTCTATTATAAAATTTCGATACACCTTGTCGGTGTATGATACATTCTTAGCGAACATAGGGTTAAAGGAACTACTTGTTGGAATTTCTTTCCCTTCTAGCTTATCGTATATACCGCTAATGATTCTTACAGTCTTGTAGGACAGCTGATATATTCCTCTTTTGTTTTTAGACCCCTTCCTAAATACTTCAATCCAGTTGTCTCTAAGCAGCTTATCAAATCTATTTATATCCCACGACAGTAGCTCATCGAACTCATCGAATCTATCTTTAGAAAAATATTTTTCAGAGTACAGGAACAGAAGAATATCTAGGTCAGCCTGTGTTAAACCGTATTTGGATTTTATAAAATATCTTATAACCCTCCAGTATTTTAGATAATCAGAACCTTGAATAGACATAAATTAAATTTTGTAACTTTGCAACAAAGATAATAAATTATGCCAACCGAACCAAAAGACAAATCGAAAGATGTTATAGACAAGGAAGCGCTAGATGCGTTGAACTTTAGAAACAATATACTTGCTAAGCTTCAAGGAAAAAAAAATAGAACCAACCTAGTTACAGACACAAAGAAAAATAATAAGAAAGGACCCCCAGTAATAAGAGGATTGGGTAGATTAGGTGAGCACAAAAAGGCGTATAAAAAAAGAAATACAAGAACAGCATAATGGGAACAGGTATAGGAAACGGAAATGGTATACCATTTCAGGATAAACGTAATGAGAATATTCCAGATATATGCTTTATAATTACTGAGGCTGATGATTTCTGTGAACAAGAATTAGTAATTGGCGACAGCAGAATGAAACCAGAGCTATGCATATAATAAAAATAAATAATTAAAGATGGCAAATAAAAAATTTTCACAGTTTATTGCAACTGTAAATCCAGATGATGTAGACTTTCTGGTTGGGTACAAAGACCTAGATAACATGCAGATACCTACAGATAAGGTGGGTGTATTTTATACCTTAGATGCAAACGAAGTTGGAACTAACGAGGTTGATATAGAACTAATAGGTTCTGATAGCTCAGTTAGTGACATTACATTGCTAGGTGATAACGGAATATTAATTACTGAGGACGCAGGACTAATAACAATCTCCAGAGAAAGAGGCGCATTGTTCTCTGTAGTAGGTATATGGAAGAATTTATTTGGTGGAGACCCAGGAATATTTGGGGATACGCTAGAGTTTGCAGCATCAGCATCTCCTGTAGCGGCAAACAGCTCTGTGTTTCAAGTGCCTTTTGATTGTAAGCTTGTCTCTGCTAGTATGAAGTGGATACACGACACACCTTTAAACATTACGGCAGCTGGAGCATCATGGGATGTATCTGTTAGAACAATGATAAACAATCAGGCTTCTGCTACAGACACATCAAATTATAGCGCATCAGCAACAGTGCTCTTAGGATTGTCATTAGGTCAGCCTGACAACGGAACCTTCCCTAATAAAACATACCTTGGTGCTCCAACAATTTTTTTAGCAGGAGATATTATTAATATAAGTGGGCAAACTAATGGTGGCGATATTGCATCCGATGATGCAGAGATGGAAGCGTATTTAATATTTGAACAAATATTATAAATGGCAAAGAAGGATACACTAGGTAGTTGTGGCTAAACCAAGAGCTGGAAAAGCAAAAGTTAAAATTACCTCAACAGGTAAGAAGGTTAGCTATGGCCAGGCAGGTAGTGCCAGGAGTGGTGGCCCCAGGGTAAGGCCTGGTACATCTAAGGGTGATTCTTACTGCGCAAGAAGCTATGGGATTAAAACAAGATTAAGTAAGAAAAAACAAAACGACCCTAACACTCCAAACAATTTATCTCGTAAGAGATGGAAGTGTGTTGGCGAAAAATCTAAAAAATAAATTAGTATCTTTGTAAAGTAAAAATAAACTTATGTCGTGTAATTCTATTAAAGACCCAGTTAAAAAAGCAAGGTGTATTGAAGCTCAAGGGCTACTCAAAAAGCACATGGCTTCAGAAACCGCAGCGCACCAAAAAAAAACAGCAGCTTCACAAATTACAGGGACTATGCATTATGGCCATGGAACAAGTAGAGATTCAATTACCTTTAATGACGGAAGCGTAAAGAAAATATTAAAAAATAAAAAAAAATAGATTATGAAACAAGGATACAACTCAAGACTCGATGAGTCGATGGCTGCAAAAAATGGAAAGAAGACTCAGTCCATGAAGTCTAGACGAAATGAATCAAAAGCAATGTCTAAGAAAGACTATGGTCATTCTTATGGCGGAGACCACAGCATGAGCTATGAGCATCAGTGTATCGCTAAAGAAAAAGTAGGTTCTCACCTTTCGTCTATAATTAAAAAATAAATAATGAGAAAAAGATTTTTACTTTTTTTAAAAAAAGAATGGAACTCATTAATGTATAAATTGATGTTTAAAAATTACGAACCATGTACTAAGTGTACGGGTGATAGTAAAAAATGTAACTGTAAATAAATGAAGTCAACACCAGTAAAACTTAAATCTAGAGGGCTAGGAGATACAATAGAAAGAGTAACAACCGCAACAGGAATTAAAAAAGTAGTTGATACTGTAAGCAAGGCAACAGGAAAACCCTGTGGATGTGGAGCACGAAGAGATAGTTTAAACAGAATGTTTCCTTACGATAATAAATAATAAGATAAAATAATAATAATGGCAACACCAAGCAATGAACAGTTTGTAGGATTTAATCCGTCAGTAGACTTAACTGAAAGAGGCTCACAAGTAACAAATAGTCAAAGGCAGATATATACATACGAAGAAATAATGAGTGGAGTTACAGGAGCTACTGTTCTGGAAAAAGGTGCTGAAGGGCAATTTGCAGGAATAAGTAAATTAGCTACTACGATTAATGTAGGCGGTATAGAATATGATTATTACAATTTAAAATGTATTGCATCCTTAACTCCTGAAGCTACAGCTCATGTTGTTGCTATAGGTTCTATTGAGGTTGGAGCAGGTAATATATTTTTTACAAGTAATCGTTCCAATGTTGAGGCTGTAGACTTTAATGGATTTGGAGGATATACAAATAATCCTCTAAACTTTGGAGCTATGGTTGATGATTCAACTGATATAGCAAGACCAAATTTAGGATTATTTTATATTAACCAAGAGAATATACCAACATTCCCTATAGAGTTTAATG